CAAGAAACAAGTCAATGATATTCCATTCATCTTCTGAATACCACTCTAATAGTTCGGGAGTGTATGATTTGTTTGCTACGTTTGTCTTTACGATATCGTATAGTTTAGGTGGCTCGTATTCGCCGTATACTTCTTTGCGAAGCATTGAAACCTTTTGACGACCCGCAACGTATTGATAGTTTACGTTATTGATATCTGGGTTCTCTGTTTCGTCAATCAAGTTGACCATTGCCTTAAGCAATAGTTCGTCAATTGTTTTTGTACTCATCCCGTCATGTAGTTCAATCTGGGCTTTAATTTCAATCATGCTAGGGCTAACGTTATCTATTCCCTTGCATCCGTAACTAACTTGTCTTTGTATCTTAGAGATATCGAGAGGGACGGAAGTCCCATCACGCTTAATTACGTTAATGTTGTTCATGTTTTACCTTAAATTTTTGTTCTTATTTTGTCGATATCGACTTTACGCTTGACTTTGAATTCACTTAGATTATTACTTAGTACCGTATCAGGCCAGTAATTCATCACATATTTTGCGCGGTCAACCAGGACTATGACTACATCATTGCCCGTATTATCGGTTGCTTCAGCTAATTCTATGTCAGTTATTCCTAGTAATAGTAAAGTATAACACATTCCTAATGCTCTTGCAACCTCACAGTAGGTGTTTTCTACCAAAAGTTGCCAAGGATCAGGCCAGTGTTCGGAATCTAGTATGTGTAGATGATGTGTGACTTGCGGTGCTTTTTGCCACCATTTGTCCACTTCCACACAGGTTTCTTTTATGGGCGAGTCTTCTAAACGGACTCTTAAATCATACCAGTCGCTTAATCTGGTATCGTAACTTAGTTGAAAGACATTCATTAGATAACTACTTATCTTTGCGAAGTGGTCCTTCTATAATTATTCTGTCCCATTTGTCTATAGGACATTTCTTTCCGGGCAATGAAGTTTTGACCGGCATGAAACAATTGCACTTACTACAAAACTTTAATATAGTTAAGTGCTCACATTGTTCACAGATTTTATATCTATGCTGTTGTGTTTTACTGTCCACTAACTTCATTGGCAATCATTTCTTTGATATAGTTGATACTATTCTTAGCTAGTTTAGTATGTTCGAATTCAGAACTGAATACAACTAAGTAATTGCCGTCATTGAATTGCTCTTGTGTTATCTTACCGTCAATTAGTAGACAAGCTCTATTATAGACTTCAGTTGCAAACTCTGATACTTCAGGGTTTTGTATGAGTTCTTCAATATGCTTTAAATATTTTTCAGCAATCGTCATTTAATATAAATCTCCACTCTTGCACTTCTGTTGATACCAGTAGCGTCTTGACAGCAACTAATATAGTCACCTGCACTATAGCTACCAAAACTACTATCCATGCCTATTCCACCGCCAACGTCATTTGAGCCTGCATAAGATATACCAACTAATGATGCAGGTGTTTCGTATAGTGGCTCGCCGTTTTCGTTCCAACCAAAGCCCCAGCGACACTTGAAACTACCGTAACCGTCTGGGTTTTTAAAGTTAAATCCATAGAAACGAATGTTTGCTTGACCCGAGAATTGCCCAGTCCAGCCTGCAAATGTTTTAGCATCTTTAATGAACTTACCACCGTAATTACTCGGTGTGTTGACGTTACCTGTATTGAATGTACCGGCTGTATTGAAGAAGTTGATGGGGGTAATTCTTGTACCACCGTTGTAATTGTTTTCTAACCAAGTCCAGCAATTCATCGCATTAGTGCCTAGACTACCACCGTTAGTTGTTATATCAGGGAACAATGCCATGATATCGTTGGCTTCGAAATAGTTCATTGTGTTAAACTTAGCATCACCATCAGCACGATTATTCTGTGTTGGGTTTAATGTTGTAACACTATTCCAATGTGTAGAACTATAACTAAACGTTGTTCCACGTGTTGCTTTCATTGCCATCATCCACCCACCGCCGGCTACTGCACTATTCATAATACAGTATATCTGAGTAGGTCCAACAGTAGGTAAGTTAATCCAATATGCGCCATCAGCATTAGTACCAGTTTGAGCTTTGATTGCGGCTGCACTTAATCCTGCAGTCGCTGAACTTAATCCATCTCCTGCAACATATGTTACACCCCCGGTGCCCGGTTCTGTTTCAGATGGTCCTGTTTCTTGTGCTGATGTAGTTGGTAGCGGGAAGTAGGGTCCGGTATAACGTGCGACTCTACTGAAACGTAAGTCGTCTATGTACCCGTTTAAGTAAGCTCCTTGAGCAGTCTCGCACCCAATGAATGTGTATGCCCCTGTGCCCAATGACGCACTAAACGCAACGGATCCAGTGGATGCTCCATTTACGTAGAATATGATTGTACCGCTACTACGAACAAATGCTAAGTGATACCATGTATTAATAGCCATTCCATGTGTACCAGATGAAGCAAACTGTGTATCGTTGTTCTGTACTAATAACTTTGTTTGACCGATAATACAACAGAAGCCATCGCCTTGACTAGCAGTACCTTCACCGATAAGAACCATGTGTTGACTAAAGTTGGTTGGCCATGCATCGCTTGTAGGTAATGCATTTAAGTATACCCATGCTTCAACTGTCCAGTCACTTGTTCCCAAGTTGAAGATAGGGTTACCTGGAATCATCAGGTAGTCAGTACTGCCGTTAAACTGTAGTGACCCTGAATTGAATTTCTTAATAGCTGTACTGACTTTTGCACTTCCTACGGTTTCTAAATTATTCCCGCCGGTGCTATCGTAAATGCCAGCGTTATCTCCCTTAATCAATAATATTGTTTCAGGAGAACTTGTCGGAAAGGAAGTAGGAGGGATGAAGGCTGCTGCATATAATGCTTTACCACGAATGACTCTCAACCCCGCAATATATCCAGAGAAGAATTCCGATGAGCCAGCTACTGAACCTATGTAGATACTATCTGTTCCGGCTGCTGCGGTAACTGCACCGGTGTAGCCCAAGACACCGTTAACAAACATGCGTAAGTTAGTACCATCATATGACGCCGCAACATGATACCAGATATTAGGTAAGATTGCAATGTTTGTTACGTATTGTGTACCGTTGTAGAATCCGAACAAGTTTGTACCAGTTTGAATATAGATTTGCCACTGACTGCCGCCATTTCGTTTAGAAATAATTGTCCTGAATGTCCCAGTTGCGCCGGTCGAGAATATGTAACAGTCGATTGTCCATGCACCGCTCGTCAAGTTGTATATAGGAGCATCTGGTATAGTGAGGTAATCTCCTGCACCATCGAAATACATACTACCTGAAATTTGATACGGGGACATCAATGTACCCACGGTCACAGTTGTTGCAGATGCGGTGAACGGAGAGAAGGGGACTACTGTAGGTGTGCCACCGTTAACATACACTTGCATCTTGTTAGGTGACGTATCTTCTTGTGTAGTATTTTGTAATCCTAAGAACTGAGTACCAGCAATAGCAGTTAATGGAGTAGTAGGTGGAGTGAAGGCACTAGAGTACAATCCATTACCTACTACCAATCTTATATTAGAAATGTAGCCGAAGAAATGTTCGTTTGATGTGTGCGCAGAAGAACCGATTTTAATTGCAGCAGTTGGGCTAATTGTAGCAGAGTTAGCTTTTGTTGTTCCCACCTGTGAACCGTTAGCCCAAACGTACATACTGCCAGCTTTTCTAACAAGAGCCAAATGAACCCAAGTGTTTAACGGCGCAGTTCCTGTTGCAGTTATTTCTGAGTTCATAACATATATAACATACGCTTGTGTATCAATGCGTAGCATAATACCTGTATCGTATCTACCCAAGTTAAACAATGTACCATATGATGCAGTGTTTGTCATATAGAACCATAACTCAACAGTAAAGTCTTGTGTGCCAATATTAGTCTGTGAAATAGCAGGAGTTAGTAACCAGCTTGCACTAGGGAAGTACGTACTATAGTAGCCTTGATTTTGTGCGATAATCGACGGGCTGAATGGCGATAACATCGAGGTACTTATTGTACCTGTCATAGTTAGTGCATGACGAAACACTGATATATCATCTACTCTTCCATTAGTTAGTGCTAGGAATGCAGTAGTACTTGACGAATCGTTGAGTATGCTTAGTGGTTTTACACTAGGAGTAAAGGGTGCAGTATATAATGCTTTACCTTTGATTACTCTAAGGTTGCTAATATATCCTATGAATGAATATCCAGCAGATAAAGGAGAGTTCCCGTCAGTACCAATGATAGGACGATTTGCGCCCACAGCGTATGAGGTAGAATCAGCGAGTGTGGTACCAACTTGTACTCCATCAACAAACATCTTAGTGCTAGTACCTTGTCTTGCTACTGCAATATGAGTCCAAGTAGCTAATGGACATGTACCCCCACTCGTGGTCACGGTTGATACATATGAAGGGACACCGGTTGAGCTAAGGTTTATGAGGTTTCTACCTGATGCGGAGCCTGTGCCTGCCGGTCTAGTATCGTATATTGTACCAGCTGTAGCCGGATAAGCCGTTGGATAAACCCATAGTTCTATAGTAAAGTCTCCGGTACCAAATGCAGTTGCTGTATTCGTTGCTGCATTTATGTAACTGCTTCCATTAAAATATGTACTCCAACTGTTGTGGTATGGGCTGAATGTACCTTGAGATACATTACCTGTTCTGGTTATGACTGAGTTAACATTACTCTTGTCAACTATCATGCTGTTAGTCGGTGAACCGTTATATTGTGCTGTTAATAATGTTGTACCCGCTGCTGAGGTTAACTGAGTAGTGGGTGGTGTAAATGCAGAGGTACCAGTGTATAATGCAGTGCCTTTAGTTACTCTGATATTGCTGAGATAGCTTGACCCTGTAGTGTAGCTCCATGTTTGTGCATAGCCGATGTACATTGGAGCGCTGCTACCGGCACTTGCATTTCCTGTAGCGCCGGTATAAGTTCCGCAAGCTACACCGTTGCAATACCATTGTAGTGTTGTTCCACTTCTTGACACTGCCCAATGTTGCCATTGACCAACTGTAGGTACTACTGTCGCAGAGTAATCATTGTTTGCAGAACTTAATCTAATAGTTATTTTGTCAGTGTTTATGCTATGATTTCTGTATATAATCCAGCCGTTACCTCCATCAGATGCTTTCTGACCTATACCAGGACCTTCCATACCAGAGAACGTTGCGTTAAGATACCACCACCATTCTACTGTAAAGTCTCCGGTGCCAAAATCAAATTGCGAATTGTACGGGGTACTAAGGTAGCTACTTCCGTTAAAGTTAACACTTCCATAAGAGTCATAAGCAGAAGGAGTGCCAAAAGGATTAAATTGTGACACGCTAACTGTGCCGTTCGGTGTTATTGCATAGTTGTTTGAACTATTGTCAATGAATCTGTTAGATTGCGATGTTAGGCACTTAGTATTTGTAATCGCAGTTAACGGAGTTGTCGATGGAGTAAAGTTAGAAGTATAAACAGCGGTACCGATAACAAGTCTGTAATTACTAATGTACCCACTGAAGTAATTATTACCACCGGTATCCCAACGTCTACCTATATGATAATTAACTTGACTTGAAGTAGTCCAAGTTGTTGTCCATGTTCCAGTCTGAGTTCCGTTAACATATATCTTTGCAGTTGCACCATCGAATACACCTGCTACGTGTGCCCATGTACCTAAAGGAATAGTAACTGATGATATCACTCCAGTAGCCCAACTACTTCCGTCATAGTAGTTTAAACTAGGTTTACCACCGACATCGCTTCCAGAAGCACTAGTATTAACCAATCCAAAAAAGAATGGGATAGCACCGCCACTCGCCCAATTAGTTGACGAAATTGCTAACCCGGTATAAGCGTTAATGTACACCCATGCTTCTACTGTGAATGCTGTAGTCGTAGTAGGTAGACTAAATGTTTGCGGTACAGTTAAGTAGTCAGTTGATCCGTTAAAGTAATTACTGTAGTATTGTCCATTATTTGGACTGCGTAGTGAGGAGGTTATAGTGTTGACTGGAGAAACTACCACAGCGTTACCACTGTTGTCATACGTTACCGGAGGCGGAAGCATGGGGGTAGTATCAAGCGGTTCGCCTGTATTACCTTTAAGTAACAATGAGTTGAATCTGAAATAAATGTCGCGGGCTATCGCTGATGCACCGGATGATACTGTCATTCCAAATGCTCTGATTGCGCCGGCTGCCCTAGATGCAAAGATTGGCATTGGTTATACCTTATGAAAACTTAGTTACTGAAGCAAACGCCGAAAATGATGCATTCCCAGTTTTGATAATAGTATACATGTATGTGTCAACTGCACTTGCGTTACCTGACGATGGTGCAGTGCCACCTTGCCACTTAGGAGCAACTACTAATCCATCGATTTGCAATCCAGCATGATAGTATGCTGTGCCACCGTTAGTAACCATCAACGCACAACTAATACTTTGACCAACAGTCATTAAATTATTAAGCGTAGTGGTATCATTGCCAGTAATGTTAATAGTGAAGTTTGCTGTAGCAGATGCAGTGACAAGTAATACAGTTTGAGATGTTACATTGTAATTATATACACCCACGATAGGTGTATTCATTATCCCCACATTCTCTACAAGGTTAGTCGCATTCAACGCAAGACTTGACGGTGACCCAGAAAAAGTTCCTTTACCGGTTAACGTTGCATTTGTTAAGCTAAAATTGTTTGCTACATTAGTAGTTAAAACTTCGACCCATTGAGGTGATGTTTTGTTTACAGGAACATAAGCATACAGTTTGTTTGTAACTGGATTGAACCATGAATCACCCACTAAGCCATTGACTGGCTCAGTAGATGCTGTGATAGTTTTATTAAACTGTTTACTTGACACAAGCTGATTCCTTTACGCTTGTGCTTCTGTCCATGAAACACGACTAAAGACGTTAGCTGATCCTGATCCAATGTTACGACACATGATTGTAACCATGTCAGGTCCATTAGGATAGAAGTTTGCGTTAGGTGCAGTACCGCCTCCAGACAAAATACTTGTACCCAAATCACGAATCAAATCTAAGTCAACTGAAGTTGTAGTATAGTTAGTACCACCTGCAGTGTTCAAGTAGAAACCATAAATTACTTCACCACCTGCGATTGTAGTTCCAGATGAGTGGTTAACATATTGTGCTAGACTTGAGCCACCGACGTTACTCCAGACAGGAGTAGCACTTGATACGGTTCCGTTCAACACTACAGTAACCAAGAATTGACCGTTACTAAACAAGTCAAGCTGACGTAAAACTAACTGCATTCTATTAACAATGTCTCTATCACCAATGTTACTTGAGATAATACCGTTACTTACAGTTGGTCCGATACGTAAACTCATGACTGCGTTAGTTGCTGCGGATGCAACTGCTGTTGCTGTTGTAGTACCCGAAGTAAACACGAATGATTTGTCATCATCGTATCGTCCATCCATGATAATTGAAGTACCCCAGTGACTAATTTGCGGTGCAAATTGAGGACTGTGTAATTCTACTGCGACTGGTGCAGTTGCACTATACGTGAATGTTTGTGCAGTGCTTGCCATTGGTAAGAAAGTGATTGAGACAGATCCGGCTGCGGTTGCTGCATCACTCAACAATACACTGGTATTATTAACAAACGATACAACATATGTGTTGTCAGGAATACCTGTACCCACTACGAATTGACCTACTTGAATACCAGTAGTGCTTGCACCAGTTACGACTGGACTGCCCACTACAGTAGTAAATGTCAATGCACCACCTGCTTGAGCACGAGTTAAACCAGTTAACTGTGGATCAAATGAGATTGTAGTTGATCCAGTGTATGATGCTGGCAACGACAAAGTGACAGAAGCGTTAGTAGTTACCGACGCTACAACAGCGCCCCAAGGAATATTAGGACTTGATACTGCTTGACCAACCGCAACGTTAGTAGTGTTTGTCATAGCAACGATATTACTACCGATAGTAGTCGTACCAACTAATGAAGCAGTTTGTGTTTTACCAGTAAAGTTAATATACTCAACTTGGGTTGTATTACGTACAAGAATAGTACCTGATGTTGGCCAGCCCTCAATGTTGTTAATACTGATAGTAGTAGCACCTGCTGACAATGAAGCAGTCAATGTTGATAATTTACTGAAGGTGTTAGTCTCATATCGGGCTGGTAAGTTACCAGAACGCATATATGCTTCATAGTTTACGTTGTTGTTAACAATCTTGTGGCAATACTGAACGTTACCATTCGCGCCACGGAAGCCCCAGCGAATGAAACCTGCGCCGTACCATGAATAATCCATGTAGAACATTTGCATTCTATGAATGTCAAGAATTGTACCGCTCTGACCAGTACCGTCCATCTTGTCCATATTCCATTGATTCTGAGGAACACGCAAATCAATAGTCTTACTGATGATGCCGTTAGTTAAGTTACTAACACCGCGATATGCAGGTTGAATTGTCAGCGAAGTGTCGCTTGCGATATTTTCAACACGATAACTCATACCACGAAGGACAATCCAATCGCCAGGAACTAATTGTTTACTAAACAATGTTGATACGTTATTAACTGTACTACCAGTAACAGTTGAGCTACCAGCAGTAACGCTAACTACACCTGAAATTTGGTATGTACTGTTTCTACGAACTGCGTACAATGTTTGACCATCAAATTCAAAGAAGATACCGTTCTGATTATCAAACATACCAATACGTGTTGATGCACCATACCAGTTACTTACTGTTAAGTAATAGTTACCGCTTGCTGTCGCTACTGTAGGAGCTGTTGTGGCAGTATACGTGAACTTATATGGATCGAGAACTTGAGCTACAACGAACGTACCGTTATAACCGGCTTCGATTGCATTTGAAATCGTAACGCCTGCGCCAGGGTTAATTTGATGCGGTACTCTTGTAGTAACTGTAACAGTTGATCCACTTGCAGTAAGCTGGTCGATATTAATGTTAGGACGTAAGATTGTACCAGTAGACATTTGAATGCCTTTACCAGATTGATAACGGAAATATCTACGTGTTTGACGAATCAATTGTTGATTGTGACTTTGTGCAAATGTACTAAACTGTACACCACCGTCGAATGGTCTGTGATAGACTAAGCCTGAAGGTCTAGTGTATAACGTACCGCTTGCTACAGTTCCAGTTGGAGTTGCAGCAGCATAAAAAGTAAACACGGTAGGGCTAGTAACAGTACCCACTGTCCAAGAACCGTTCGGTGGGTTAGTTGACGCAGTAGTACCGGTCAATGCGATTTCATTTCCTACACTCAAGCCATGAGGATTGGTTGTAGTAACTGTAATTACGTTACCTGAATAAGTGTACGATGTTACTGGGATTGCAGCATTGGTGTAAAGAAGACCGGTGTAACAGACAGTCGCAGAGCTATTGTAAATAGTACCAGTAGTACCAGTGTATCGCATTCTTGTTGTGTAGTTAAAACTTGTACCGGCTGAGATACTATCTACTATATACAAGCCGTCGGCTGCGCCCCATACACAATCTTGAATGAAGATTGGTGTGCCCACTGCAGGAGGGGAAGTGGTTAAAACAGTAACTGTTCTACTGTTGTTTGTGGCGTTGACACCTGTAATAGTAATAGGGGATTGAACGTTTGGATAAGCGTATGGACGATTGTTGACCATTGAGACACTTTCCCACTTAGTTGGTTGTGTACCATATTCAAAGTCAGTATCAATCATAGACTGCGGTTGACTTACACGCATTCTGTTTACCGGATCAGTTAATACTTCACTAGGAGTGATGGACGTATCAGGTTCGTCAATCATAATGCTCAATCTATCAGTTACCAAATGACTTGAAGTATTGTAATTCAACACAATAGTTGTCACTGGAAGCATACCTGCTATCGTAGGGGCTTGAACACTAAAGCTAGCCATACCTAATGCAGGATCGCTAAAGTTATAAAGAACTGTGTTTCGTGTAACGTTAGTAATTAGAAGAATTTCTTCTTGCATAAAGACTTTACCGGCTATAGTAATAGTCTTTGTTGTTGGGTTGAACGTGTATTGTTCAGAGATGATGTGCTTTGCCATTTGTTATAGTCCTAGTGCGATTGTTGTTGGGGAGAACGGGTATCTACGAGATTGAGTGGTTTTACTTGTGCTGTTAACTATAACAGTGCAAGTATCTCCGGATTCCGGGGCATTGTATATGTAAAGATTGCTTCCGACCACTCTAAAACCTCTTCCTGCATCGTATTCTGTCATCCAAGGCAATGTGATTTCAGTAACATAAGGGTCTAGTTGTCGCCCATTCAGAATTACTTGTACATCTTTGGAATCTGTGATAGTATTTATACTCGTCTGCCCTGAGGTTAACGGAAACACGCATCTGAGACCGTCAAATAAGGTGTCGATTCTGTCACATAATACTGATGACAACGATGCAGAAGCATCGATGCTAGTGGTTTTGATTGTTGTTAACGCCATAATATGTATTTATTCAAAATACACCTTATCTCCAGGAGAAATTCAAGACACCTCGTACTGACTTCGTGGGTAAAGTACTTGCGTGATACTGATGCCCATTGAAAACTACAGCTTTTCCTTGTTTTGGGCTGACCCTCATTTTTTCAGTGAAGTTAGTATAATGTTCAGCTACTTGACTTTTCTGTATTTCTCTATCGGTTTCATTGAAAATAATAGTATCTCCGTCAACGTTTTCATCGTTCAGATAATAAACACCTGTAAAGTATTCACCTTCCAAATCTAAGTCAGTGTGTATGAAGTTGTGAGTTCTTTCAGTTATTATAGGGAACTGCACTACTGCCCTTACTTGTAAAAACTCGTTGAATGGTAGTCCTGCTTTTGAAATAATCTCCCACATGATGGGTTTACATAATTCAAACATTTCACTATGCTTACCACCCCATTTGTAATAATAGAGCATGTGATACATTACGCTATGTGTGTCTACTCTATTACCCAATTGGGTAGATTCATACGTAAAATACCAAGGTGCGCTGTTATCTGATAAAAATCGATTACGAATCTCATTCTGCGAATGGGTAGATACTGAATCTTCTACTACCGTTGGCTCAATCTGATACATTGATTTAAAGAAGTCATCAATCATACTTAAATCGGTTGGGCCTTAAACTTTGGGTTATCGTCATACGGGATTTGATTGGCATCAAGGATATCGCCCGTATCTAAATCTCTAAGACCATGAATGCAACATAAAATTGTTTCATCCTCTAGAGCAATAATCTCATGCTCTAAGTCTTTCTTAACTAGGATCATATGAGGTGCTAAAAACTCTTTAGTAACTCCATTAACTGTCATGCGAACAGAGCCGCGGGAAAGGAAACTAACATGGTCAAACTCATGTGAATGACCCTGTTCAATGTCACCCTTCTTATGAAAGTGCATCATTCTGATATAGATATTACTAACGCAACCTACTGCGATTGTAGGTTCTGAGCATTTTACTTCTTCCATTGTATTCCTTATTTAAAAACTGTGATTGGTATTCTGTTAACTTGATTACGATACGTAACTGAACTGTCAAAGCCCTCAAACTTCTGAGTAGCAGTTACAAATGGTTCGACTACTTGTTCTTCTTTGGTCTCAGTGTCATTGATAGTGACTTTATAACTGACAAAGAAGTAGTCACTAGTGTCTACCACTGTTGCTTTTTCTATATTCATTTAAACATTCTCCCAAACGGACATTTACTTTCCTGATTATCTATTCTAGTCTTCCTGACTTTATAGCTATTGTTGAATTTGATAGCAGAGTTGCCTGACATTTCCCATTCTTCTTTAGAAACTAGATGCTTTACAATTTTGACAGGTCTATCACTTAATGGAATGACATGATACATCGGGGTACCTGCTTCAATCAATAATCGTTTTGTGCCATTTGACTCAGGGTAGTAGAGCATCATTTGTATGTTAGTAGAATCCTGATATTTAAAGTCAGTCACGCCGGGAATCACAGAGAAGTCAGCCATGTGATTGCCTAGATTCCATGTTGGTTGATTTAGTGAGAACTTTACGCCAGACTTCTCCCGCAGTTTCCAAGGAGAACCCAATTTCAAGTGCTGTATTCTATCAGCATCGATGAAGTTCCCATATTGAATGCTATGATGATGCACTGCATTAGATACTTGGTCTGCAAACATATATCGATAAGAGCGTTGCTCGTCTTCTCTATTAAGATTGATAGCTATGTCAGACCATAATGGTATCATAAAACCATTCTTATATGATTCTATAATGCCTATACACTTTTTAGCAGTAGCGTGTTGGATTTGGGGGAAAGAAGGGTCCATTGAATAAGTAGTTTCTAGGTCTTTCCACCATTTGGGGACAAACCTAGAACTTAATTCAGGAGCATATAAGTCATGTACTTCTTCTTTGTACGTGAAGGCATCGATGACAATTGGTTTATGTTTAAGGAAGAAGTTTAGCATTAGGGGCGGCTACATATGTTGTCCCCATATTTAGCTGCACGAAGACTGGTTCTTCTTTTAATTCAACAGAAGATGGATCAACTTCGATCCAAGATACAGTTGCTTCGTCCCAGTCGTAAGTCTTGCCGTTAACTGCATTACCAGGAAAAGGAATCGGTGCTACCCATCTACCTTCGGGACCATTAACATTATTCCACACCCAGCTAGGAAACTCAGGTGGTTTAGGTGGGAAGAATTCTTCTTTGAATCTATCATAAGTGTAACCTATGCCTGGATATCTTCCTCTAATAGTATGATTAACTGCACACTCGATCCATTGTTCTTTGGGACCTACTGCTCCTGAATTAATAAAATCCTGCGAAGCTGCTATGACCTCAACTACTATATCGTTCTCATCTACTCTGGCAAAATTGCTCATATGTTATCCTCTTGCAATATTAAAACTTATTATAATTTTCTCACCATCAGATTGTTGCGGTGGGTTGCCGTGTGGTAAGTCTGACTTAAACATAACTAATCTACCGGGAACACAATCGTATGTCACGTGGTCGTATGTTTCTGTGTTTACATTTGTAGGCATTTCAACATTGATATAATTATCAAAGAACACAATCTTGTTTTCTGGTATAGCGTTGATGTAGAATGCACCACTCAATATACTTCCAGGATGTGTATGCGGGAAGTTGTACCCACCCTTACCACTTACGTTAGCCCACATGTTGCCTATATGCATATTGAAGACATGCTCTGGGTTGTACCCAATATGTGTGCCGAACTCCATTGCACTTTCGTTAATCTGAGCAACTAGTGGTGCGAATACCGGATCTAAGTGAAGTAACATGCATGTTAAGTGGGTAGACTTCACATTTAATAGTGTGTTTGAGTTATACCCAAATTCTTCTTGGATCTCAAAGATACGTTTTCTAAAGGTGTCTAGCTGTTCTAAACAAACGTTGTCTTTGTGGTAAATGTGTTTGGGGAAAACTTCTCTGATTGTGCTCATAATCAGTATTTACTCAACGACTAGTTATGTTGGATATTTGATGATGACGATACCAGTGCCTCCTGCGCCACCGGGACCTAAGTAGAAGTAATATGCACCACCACTTGATGAGCTTGCGCCGCCACCTGCACCAGTGTTGACTAAGGCAGGGGATCCATCCACTCTACCTTCTTGTCTCCAGCCGCCGGGTGAGCCGCCGTTACCACCGCCATATGTATTATTACCAGCACCAACACTTTGGGCGCCTTTTCCACCACCACCGCCTATATTTCGAGTAACATCAGCTACTACTGCTAACCCTGGACCGCCGGCTGCGACACCCACGCCACCGATACCTCCACCTCCACCATTTGCTGCTTGTCCTGCATACCCGACACCATCTGCGTTTTGAGTAGATATACCACCTAATGCTGTTCCGGCTCCGCCGCCGCCGCATCCTCCCGGCTGCCCAATACTAACATCACTACCGCCAGCGCCACCTCCGGCAGCAGTGAACCCGAACGCAGTTGAGTCAGTACCATTCGACCCATATCTAATCACACCATCGCTGCCGTAAGGAGAACCGGGATTTGTTGCGCCTGCGCCTGCTCCGCCTGAACCTACTGTAATAGTGTAAACTCCCGGAGTAACATTTACTTCATTTTTGAAAACATATCCACCGGCGCCGCCGCCGCCACCTGTGTTAGTTGAGCCGCCACCGCCACCGCCACCAATCATCATAAGTGAAACCTTACCGGAACCTGTTGCATTGAATGTCCCGCTTGTAGTGTAGGTGTGATACGTATAGCCACCGGCGTAGGTTACGTTTCCTCCTGTAGCACTGAGGGGTAGAGAGCCTGCCCTGGAGAAAGGGTTAGTGAATGAATTTACTTTGTGCATCTTATGTAAAGTTTGATAGTTGTGCTAAGACTGTCCAAGAATTACTTGTTCTCAAAAAACTAAAACTTACTACATCAATCTTAGACGCATTGCCAGTGGGAACGTTGCCCCCTAACCATTTAATAGTATGTGCAGCACCGTCAATCTGAATTGCATTAGCCATATACGGAGTTGTACCTTGAACGATAATAAGTGACAATAAGATAGCACGAGCGTTAGTCACAGGCATGTTAGTAAAATTAGCAGTGAAGTTAGCAGCTACTCCGGTATGGTAGAAAACGCCACCTAGTGTAACATCGTGTACTACTGTACCTGTTGCGCCGGCTTTAATTTGTACAATGTCAGCAGTCTGTTGAAAAGTCGCAGGACCGTTTACTGTCAGTGATGTTAATGTCCCTAGACTAGTTATGTTTGCTTGCGCACCGTACACATTGCCTACAATATCACCTGAGATAGTGGCGTTGCCGGTAACTGTCAAGTTAGTCATCGTGAAACTATTAGAAGAATCTAATGAGTAGGGTTCTATTTGTGTGAGTGCCATGATAATCCTTTAGATGTATTTAGTTATATCGGGTATCTAACAATCACAACACCTGAGCCGCCGGTGCCACCAACACGAGCAGAACTTCCGCCGGTGCCTGCGCCACCGCCACCTGTGTTGACTGTTCCAGCAGTAGAACCGTTGTATGCTGCGGTTGCTCCTCCTCCAGCGCCACCTACACCTTGAATAAGTGTAGTAGAGTTTACACCACCGCCACCGCCACCTGCGTAATAGCTACCGTTTAACCACTGACTACCGGCACCACCATTACCGCCGCCAGCAGCAGTTCCAGGAGCTCCTACTGCACTTGCTCCACCACCGCCACCACTTGGTCTTCCGGTTGCAGTTGTCGCAGGTGCTGCGCCGCCGTTATTGCCTTGACTAGGAGAGACTGACGGAGTGTTTCCTGATCCAATAGTAGTTTGGAAGGGTTCCGCGCCACCTCCGGAACCACCGCTACTTGCGCCACCGTATCTCCCAGCACCACCGCCACCGCCTGCGCTTGAGATGCTGAATATCGAACTAGCTGTACCAACTGAGCCACCTGAGCCTCCGGTAGTTCCACCTGCTCCGCCACCGCCGACGACTACTGCATATGTCTGTGCAGTAACACTAAATCCAGTACCAGTTCTATAGCCGCCGGCGCCTCCGCCGGCTGAGCCGTTGCCGTCAGTACCTCCCCCTCCACCACCGCCGGCGACCACCATGTAATCGACTGCTGCACCCGGCGGTGCGAATGATACTACAAAATTATCACTTGCAGTAAAGGTGTGATATTTATAACCACCTACAGTAGAAGTTACGCCGCCCGATGCAGTGATAGATGCCCCTTTAGGTGCCTTTGATGCAAATATAGGACCTGAGTTAAAGTTATTGAACCTAAGCATTTTTAGCTGTAATTACTTGAAGACCCAAGTACAGTCCATGATGCGCTTGTGCGTAATAGACTGAATGAGATGATATCAATCTTGTTTGCATTAGCTGTAGGTGCTGTGCCACCTGACCATTTAATAGTATATGCCGAACCTTCAATTTGCACCGCAGTTGGTAAGTATGCAGATGCTCCTTGTGTTACTAAAATAGTAGCTAAGAAAACACGAGAATCGGTTACTGGCACATTTGTGAAGTTAACAGTAAAGTTTGCAGCTGGTGCTGTGTGATAGAAAACGCCACCTGCTGATAAATCATGTGTCACTACTCCAGTTGCACCTGTTTTGAGTGTCAAAATATCAGCGGCAAGTTGTAAGGTTGTTGTTCCTGCAACAGTCAGTCCAGTGAGTGTGCCAACACTTGTGATGTTGGGTTGAGCATTTGTTGTTACTACACCTGCAGTAGGCACGTTAGTTAACTGACTGCCGTTACCTATAAAATAAGAAGCAGTAACATTACCTGAAGCAACTGCGTTTTCTAATGTTATGTTTCCCGTCGCAAATGTATTAGTAGAAGAATCAAAGGTTAAATTACTTGACCCAGTCAATACATTATCATTATTGAATTGAATCTGAGTATTGCTACCTGCTGCTTGAGTAGAAGTAATTGCGGGACCAAACGTTGTTATTTCAATTGGCGCAGTATTAGGAGGAGCAGTTGTGAACGTTAAGGTATTACTAGATGTACTATACGTTGATTTCTGCTGAACTACGCCGCCAACAGATACTAATGTAAAGTTTTTAGTAGTGGGTGCAATGCTTAATGTATATTCCGTAGTAGAGCCATCACCGGTAAAGCTATCAAAAACTAAGCCAGTTAAAATACTAGCAGGTGATGAAGTTGTAGTTTTTATTTCAATGATTGAACCTACAATTGGTGTCCCAGTTAATGTGACTACGTTGTTAAGAATACTGTAGGCACTTTTTTGCTGAAGGACACCATCGATGTTTATAGTTATAAACTCTTTTGCGTAAGGTGAAGTACTTAATGTGAAAGCTGTAGTTAAACCGTCGCCTGAAAAGGTGTCAGTAACGATACTTAAAATCGGAAGGGTAGTTTGGATTCTTGACCAGCTATTAGTGTCACTATCATATGAGTATACGATGCCGTTAACAGTTGCTTGTTGTCCATTTGTTGGAGTTGTTGGGAATGCCATTATCTTACCTTATTATAATATTTATACTAGTAGATATCAGAGGTCAGTTGTTCTAGTAGACGGGAAAGCTCTAATCCCAGAAACTGTTCCGGCGCTATTAATATTTCCCCAAATAATTCTAACTGCGCCACCGCCACCGGGTCCGCCGGTTGCGTACCAGCCACCAGGACCACCACCGCCACCATACAAGCCGCCTGCGAATGATACTGCACGATATTGACTGGCTCCGCCGTTTGCACCACCTGAGCCTCCGCCTCCACCGGCGTTGCCATATGCACCTTGGGCACCTACGACTCCGTTTGCGCCTTGTCCTAATATACCAACACCGCCACCACTTGAACCGCCGGCTTCTTGCGGAGTTCCGCCCCAGCCCCCTGCGCCGCCACCACCTGAACCGTCTGTGGCTCCAGTGCCTCCGGTGCCTCCGGTGCCACCGTACTCTCCACCTTGTCCGCCGTTACCCGAGTAACCACCGGCTCCGCCTCCGCCTCGATAATTTGCCATTGGCGCATCTCCGCCATTACCTCCACCATCACCGGTGAATGTTCCGCCGACACCGTTATTTGAACCTCCTCCACCTTTAACTGTTGACGTATTGATAAAGTAACTATCACTTCCGTTGCCGCCTGCTGTTGCAGCAGCACCTCCGGCACCTACTACAACAGTATAAGTCTGTCCAGGAACCACTACTATATTATTCTTCCAACCAAGACCTCCACCGCCACCTCTGCCTAGCTGGATAGTATCGTACACACTTGTGCCACCGCCGCCGCCGCCAACAGCAACAACACTAACAGAAGTAACTCCGGCTGGTGCAGTCCATGTATATGTCCCTGCAGTGGTATATGCTTGCTGTCCATAAATGATAGATGTAGTGACAGTTCCTCTAGAGGTTGCGCCTGCAAAGCCGCCGTTGAAGGAAGAAAACTTTGACATGATTAACTATAACTTGCTGCTTGTCCGTACACTATCCAAGTTGTTGTACTTCTCTGTAAACTATACGAGATAATATCTGTCTTAGATGCATTGCCAGTTGGTGCGGTACCGTTCAACCACTTAACTGTTTGTGCAACCCCTTCAATCTGAACTGCTGTAGGTACATACGCTGTACTAGCCTGAGGAATTATCAATGAAACTACAATAATTCTTGCGTCAGTAGTTGATACGTTTGTGAAATTAGCCGTAAAGTTTGCAACAGGGCTAGTGTGAAAGAATGTTCCTGCTGTCGTTAAGTCATGTGTTACTACTCCGGTTGAGGCATTTTTAGTAACATAAATTTCAGAAGTTTGCTTAATAGTAGTCGAGCCACCTAACAACGTAGAACCAGCTACAGTTAATGCACCTGACACTGTTGTGTTGCCGTTCGCATCAATTGAGTGAATCAATGTATTGCCTACACCATTCTTATAGAAATTTATACCATCGCTAGTACCTACACTGATGCGACCGTTGCCAGTAACGTAGTCAACTACAATACCATCTGTAAATGTACCGGTAAAATTGTTAGTAGAGTAGAATCCGTTATTGACGATAGCAGTGTTACCAGTTAAGTTACCTACTATGTTCCCAGAGACTACTATATTGCCAGTTACAATTGCAGAGTTATTGGCGACCACTAATACATTACTAGTCCCGCCTATGTTTATCGAAAGATTTCCACTGTCTACTAAGGTTACGTTACTGTTTCCAGCACTCATTAACGTGGATGCAGTCGCGGCAACAGTAGGCGATAATATGTCTACCCAATAGTTACCCGTACCGTCATTGATGTATTCATATAATATTTGCGCGGTAGTATTATACCACTGGTCGCCGGGACTGTTGTTAGATGAAGGAGGGTTTGCATCTGCTGTGTACTTGACGGTACCTGTTCCACCTCCACCACTGCTGCCGCCTGAAAAGATTGTTCCATTAGCATAATAATAGTTAGCCGCAAATACATTGCCAAACGCAAAGTTTGCTGTATTGTTTGCTACTTGTGGTTCTATCTTTAAAATTGACATTGCTTAACCTTAAATTATTTATGTTGACCGGTATCTAATTACTACTGTGCCGGATGCACCGTTGCCACCATTATAGTCGCCGGGACCAAAGCCGCCACCTCCGCCACCGCCACCGGTGTTTGCAGTAGCGTTCGTGCCTGCAACAGCCTGACCACCTTGTCCTCCGCCACCGACTCCTCCGGCTCCGCCCTGGCTTGTTCCATATCCTGAACCCCAGCCTCCACCTCCACCACCGCCAAATGATAGACCGATTGATGTCATGTTGTAGCCTGCACCACCCGGACCACTTGATCCATTAGTTCCTGCAGTAGTTGCGCCGCCGCCACCGCCACCTGCTTGACCTGTGCTAGAGGCGCCGCCCATGTTTCCTTGGCCGGCAGTTCCTGTACCAGCTGTTCTAGCATTAGGTCCGCCGCCGCCCGAGCCGCCTGCAGCACCGTTCGCTGATTCCCAACCAGCTCCGCCGCCACCACCTACACATGTCAAAGTGAATCCAGTTGTATTTGTACCACTACCGCCGACGGTGCTTCTGTTTGTTGCACCTGCGCCACCTGCACCAATCGTAAATGAGTATTGGTTGCTCGTTGCAGGTGAGAAGCCACTGTTGTATAATAGTCCACCAGCTCCTCCTCCTCCGCCCATTGTGTTGCCACCGCCACCGCCACCGGCTACCATGAGATATTCAAAAGTAGAACCTGATTGCATGTTAGTGACTGTGATAGAACCTGAGGAAGTGAACTGCAATGTAGTGAACCCACCACTAGTAGTAACCGTCGGTGTTCCTGTATATGTTATAGTCATTGCACCGATGTATTGCAAGTTAATCCACTGACTATTGTAATAGACTTCAAAATAGTTAGTAGTTGTGTTTATTCGTGTATACCCTGATGCAGGGGTAGATGGTCTTTCAGCAGTAGTGCCTATCGCCATTGGCAAGTAAGTTGTGCCTAACGCCAACTTAACCGGAGTAATCGAGCCATCTGCCGGAGTAGTAGTAACAGTCCCCCATGATGCAGTATTTCCATCAGTTGTTAAGTACTTACCTGAGTTGGTATCTTGGGGTGGCAATGAGTTGACTGTACCCCATGTTGCAACTTCACCGTCAGTTGTTAAGTACTTGCCTGAGTTACCGGTCTGACTAGGTACTGCTGCGCCTGCTGCTAATTTAACTGCTGTTACTGCTCCGTCAGCAATCTTTGAAGTAGTAACTACATTATCATCCAACGTAAAAATTGTTGTCGTGTTTTGAATCCAAACACTACCGTTATAAGTCCAAGACTTATTATTGTACGTGTATACGTCATTTGTTGCTGGGGTTGAAGGGAAACTAATTGCCATTATTGAAACCTATACTTGATAATTACTATTCCGGAGCCGCCTGCAGCGCCGCCTGCTGGATAAACTGCGCCTGCTCCTCCACCACCGCCACCTGTGTTGGCAGTTCCGTTAGCTCCGGTTGTAGAACTATCTGATGTTCGAGAACCACCTTGTCCTCCGCCGCCATTTCCACCAAGTCCACCTGTTACAGCACCACCGACATATGCGCCACCACCGCCACCACCTGCATAAACTGTCGCAGTACCGGTGATACTCGATGAAGATCCTGCGCCACCAATACCAGGAGTGCTACTAGTGCCGGCAGTTCCAGTGGCTCCAGCGCCACCTCCACCTCCACCTGTACGTACCGAGCTACCATTTGTATACCCATTAGCTCCTGCAGTACCTTGACCAGCAGTCCCGTTTCCACCCAAGTGACTAGTGCTACTGACCGAACCACCGCCACCTCCACTGCCGCCCACTTGACCGGCAGAGTAATTAGTTTCACCTGAGCCTGAGCCTCCGCCGATTGCAGTAAGACTGAATGCCGAAGAACTTGACCCATTATTAACCGCCGGTCCGCCTGCGCCTACGGTGATTGAATATGTTTGTACAGAAGGTGAGAAAGTTCCAGTTAATAGACCACCGGCGCCCCCTCCGCCGCCGCCTTGTCCGCCACCACCGCCGCCGCCGCCAGCAACGATGAGATATTCAACAGATGATCCAGGAGGAGCGGAAGTTACAGTAAAAGTTCCACTAGCAGTAAAGGACAGAATTCTATAATTACCGGAGGTAGTTGCCGTTGCACCTGAATAAGTTGCAGACATTAGTCCTACAAACTGAGTAGTAATCCAACTTGAGTTGTAGTAAATTTCAACATAGTTAGTTTCTGAATTTATCCTTGTATACCCTTGCATCGGAGACGCGGGTCTCTGTAAAGTATTTCCCACTGCCATTGGCCAATATGACGTACTTTCACTGAGTTTAGCGGGCGTGATTGAGCCATCTGCGGGTGTAGAAGTAACAGTTCCCCATGATGCAGTATTACCATCAGTTGTTAGATACTTGCCTGAATTACTAGTTTGAGTAGGTAACGAATTAACTGTTCCCCATGTTGCAGTATTCCCGTCAGTAGTCAAATATTTTCCCGATTGTCCGGTTTGAGACGGTACTGCTGCACCGGCAGCTAGTTTTGATGCAGTAACAGCACCATTAGCTAGTTTAGCGGTTGTAATAGATCCATCACCCGGAGTTAACGAGACAGAGTTGCTAATCTTTTCCGCAGTGATTGCCCCGTTAGCTACCATATTAGTAGTTACATAACTGTTAGTAATAGAGATAGGACTAATACTACCAATAGCCACCCATCCAGTACCAGTGTAAACTGAGATATCCCCTGTTTCACTATTCATCCATAACGCGCCGGTGCCTGCGCCAGTTGGTGCAACGCTTGCTACTCCGACTGCACCAGTAACACCTTCACCTGCAATCGCATTTCTGGGATTCCAGCGCTTACCATCAAACGTCCAAGTCGTGCCGTTTGATGTGTATGATTGATTATTAGAAGGATTCGCAGGAAATGATAGTGCCATAGTAGTATTTATTCTTAGAAGGTTATAGTGCCTGAACTAGTGAACGAGTATACCGTATTTCCGGCAATCGTAGTAACAGTTACACTTCCTGAGATTATTCTTGCAGTAGCGTATGAAGAAGGATGTGCTAAAATTACAGTACCTGAGCCTCCGGCTCCGCCGACAGATGACCCGTTACCTTGTCCGCCACCTCCGCCGCCGCCGGTGTTAGCTGTTCCTGCAGTACCGGGACTAGATGAGTTACCATATGCACCAGCACCTCCGCCGCCTGTACCACCGACACCAGCAGCGGTACTAGTTCCGTTATAGGCACCACCGCCGCCACCGCCAGCGAAGTATCCACTAGCTCCGAGAGTTACAAACTGTGCGTAATATATTCCTGCGCCGCCAGCTCCGCCAGCTCCGCCACCAGTTCCTGCACCACCTGCAGCACTTGAACCACCACCACCACCGCCGTTTTGACCAGTTCCAATTGCACCATTGCCGCCGACATTGCCTTGACCAGAAGGACTTGTTGCAGCTCCTTGACCTTGAGCATTACTGTTTGCTCCGCCACCGCCACCACCTGAACCTCCCACTGATCCGTTACTAGATAAATTGCCGCCGCGACCGCCACCAGCTGCAACCATTGACATAAACGTAGAACTAGATCCAACTGTTCCTGCTGCGCCGCCTGCACCGACTGTTACTGTATACGGGGTACCCGGTGTGATACTAACTGAGCTAGAATATAGTAGACCTCCTGCACCGCCGCCGCCGCCTTGGTCTGTTCCGCCGCCGCCACCGCCTGCAACAACTAGTGCTTGAACTGTCGGCGTGATAGCAGTACTAACCCATCGAATGACAACTAAACCACTACCGCCAGTGCCGCCATTATTTCCGCTAGAAGAACCACCGCCTCCTCCACCGCCTCCGGAGTTTTCAGTAGCGTTAGATCCATTAGCTGATGCTCCAGTACCGTTTCCACCTACACCAGAGCCACCGAGACCTGCCGTGTTTCCGATAATGCCACCGCCACCGCCACCACTATAGTATTTACCAGAGCCTGCCATAGCAGAATAAACTCCGAGACCGCCATTACCGGCTACACTACTAACTGCGTTAGTTCCTGCACTGCCGGCTCCACCACCGCCACCTGCTGGTCCTACGCTGCCTTGACCAAAGTTTGAGCCGCCGTTGTTTCCTTGACCAATAGGTGAGGCAGTTCCGCCTGAGTTGTTACCGCCACCTGTGCCGCCAGCGCCTCCACCTGAGCCACCGTTTGAGCCTAGTGAGCCTGACATTCCCCCGCCGCCTCCGCCGGTAGCTGTTATGCTGTTGAACGAAGAATTACCACCGTTCACACCACTAGATGATTGACCTATTCCTGCTGCGCCACCTGCGCCGACTGTTACCGCATATGTTGTGCCGGGTATTACGGTTGAACTTGTCGTAAGTACAAAACCACCACCGCCACCGCCACCGCCAATATATCCGCCACCGCCACCGCCACCGGCTACAGTTAACACTTCAACAGAAGATACCCCTGTTGGACAAACCCATGTACCTGAATTAGTAAACACTGATATATTTGGGGCTTGGAACGTGAGTAATATTGCACCGTTATTCGATGGATTGCCAGCGCCAGTTGGCTTGAGTGAGTTCGCATTGTCACCTGCTGTTGTCCCCACACCTGCTGTCAATACAGCACTAGTAACAAACGATGGGTTGAAGTAGCCAGAGCCACCACCGCCGCCTGCCATTGTATTTGATTCAGAGTAGCCACCGCCGCCGCCACCCCAGTAACCGCCACCACCACCGCCACCATAGAAGCCAGTTCCTACTGTACCTCCGGTTAGTGCTGATCCAGGATTACCGCCGGTGTTTGCTGGACAATTTACCTGTGTACCGCCTGCGCCGCCGTATGCTTGTTTTCCGTCATATGGACTATATCCAGTTTCGCCGGTAGAGCCACCTCCTGCACCACCTGCATTGCCAGTACCTGCTCTACTTGAACCGCCACCGCCACCGCCACCTGCCATAAGAAGTGCGTTTGCTTGTGATGCAGAAGATCCTGAAAATATTCCACTGTAGCCTCCACCTCCGCCACCGTATCTATTATCGGATCCGCCGGTTGCAGGAGGTGCGCCGCCACCAATTGTATATGTAGTGGGGTTTTGTTGTCCTGCGCCACCTACTGTTAGATACAGTGTTGAGCCCGGAGTCACCGCTATTGTTCCTCTTGCTGCGCCGCCTGCACCACCTGATGAGCCATAGCTCCATCCACCTACTGTGCCGGGACCGCCACCTGCGCCCCAAACATATGCAGTAACTTGAGTAACTCCGTACGGAACGACCCAACTATATGTTCCGGCAGTAGTATAAGGAACTGCAACTGCCGCAGTTGCTGCGGGCGCGGTTGCAAAAAATCCAGATTGAATTAATTGTTGGACTTCTGATAAGGTAAACAACCCTGCGGCTACACCATAGCCGGCATTATATCGCGGGCCCACTAAGCCAGCGTTTGCTCTGCGTCCCATTAACTAATCTCCTCGTAGCTTACTACAGCCTCCAAATACGAGTTAACACTTGCTGAAACCTGTAGTGCATCACCTTCATTCAAATATAAGACTTTGCTAAGAATATCAAGTGTAGATGCTGCTGGTACGCTCATTAAATATGCAACACGGTAGCTCGTTGCACTTCGTAAAACTGAGATTGTTACTGTAGCTGCTGCGGTTCCGTTTACATTTGATATAAGAATTGAGTTAATTCTCTGTGCTTTACCGCTTGATCCTGCGTTAGAAACGATTGATGTAGGTGTCGTAGTGACTAATGCAACCGCAGTTAGCCCATTGATTGTAGTTGCATTGATTAAATTAGGTGTTGCCATTATTGCATTCCAAAGATTAGTGATAGACCTACGGCTCTTGCAGCAGTTGTGCCTGCACTAACAGTAGACCATGAAGCTGTAGTTCCATCAGTGGTCAAGTACTTACCAGTATTACTTGTTTGTGTTGGCAATGAGTTCACGGTTGCCCATGATGCTGAATTTCCGTCAGTTGTTAAATATTTTCCTGTTTGTCCGGTCTGACTAGGTACTGCGGCACCGGCTGCTAACTTACTTGCAGTTACTGCACCATCAGCAATGGCATTTGTAGTAATAACATTGTCTGCTAAGTTAATTACACCGGCTGAAGGTAATACCCACGCACCGCCCACATACACACTCAACGCACCGGTATCGGTATCGATCCAAATTGAGCCGGTTGCAGTTGCTCCCGGTGCAGTATTCGATGCGGTAATTGGTACTACTGAGCTATTAGTTGTTACTAAGTTTGCGCCGGACGTTACCCAACGAGTACCGTTGTAGGTCCATATCTTATTATTATACGTATAAACATCGTATAGTGCGGGGTTTGAAGGGAAACTTATTGCCATAATGTATTTAGTTATTATTGATATCGGTACCGTATAATCACAATACCAGAACCACCGTTTCCGCCTTTCCACGGATACCCAGTTCCAGTACCGCCGGTTTGGTCACTGCCACCGCCGCCACCTCCTCCACCGGTGTTAATCTTTGCTGCGTTACCTACAGTAACGGCGGTGCCATTGCCTCCGCCACCGTTAACTGCGGATGGCACAGTAAAACCAGCGTAGGCTCCGCCGGCTCCACCACCACCAAAGTAACCTTTACCAGATGACTCAACTATAGAATTAGTTGATGTAGTACCCCAATTCCCAAATGAAGATAGAAATTTACCTGTTGCGATGCCACCACCTCCGCCACCGCTGCCAGCGACTCCGTTTCCGTCACTAGTACCGCTACTTCCATTAGTTCCAAAGCCACCTGATGCGCTCGTGCTTTGCGAGGCGGTTCCCGGACCCTGAGTTGAAGTTTCGTGAATCCATCCGCGGCCGCCACCGGAGCCGCCATTGACCGAAGTCGATTGAGGAGATACGCCACTGCCGCCGGCGCCACCACCCAAACCAATCTTAGAGAATACTGAAGAATCCCCACCGACACCACCGGGTCCGGATGCTCCACCAGCTCCAACAGTTACGGGGAATGTGCCAGAAGTTATAGTGAGTGAAGAAGAATAGTAAACACCACCGCCACCACCTCCTCCGCCAGGACTAAAATAAAGAGTACCTGTTCCGCCACCACCGCCGCCACCTACTACAACGACTTCAACATTATCATTTCCCACAGAGCCTGCGGCGGTAATAGTAAATGTACCTGAATTAGTAAATGCGTGATATTTATAGTCACCGACTATTGAAACTGCTCCACCGGTGGCTGAGATAAATGATATAGGTAATGCAACAGCTCTTGACCCCAATAGACCCGTAAAACTTCCCGCAAATGCTGTAAAATGTGGCATAGATGATTATCCATAACTTGAATATTGACCATAGACGCCCCAAGTACTACTTACTCTCATCAATGTAAATGATACTACGTCTGTCTTGCTTGCAGTTCCAGTGGGTGCTGTACTACCTAACCATTTGATAGTTTGTGCAGCTCCGTCAATTTGAACTGCGGTAGGGACATAGGGCGTTGCACCTTGTACAATAACTAATGCTGCTACTATTGCACGTGAATCTGTGGTTGAAACGTTTGTAAAGTTGGCAGTGAAGTTAGCTGCCGGACTTGAATGATAGAATGTTGCACCTGTGCTCATATCATGTGCAACAGTTCCTGTTGCTCCGGTCTTAGTATTGATAACTTCACTACATTGTTGAAACGTAGACCAGCTATTAAATGTTGCGTTGCCTGATACAGTCAAACTAGTTAATGTGCCAGTACTTGTGATATTTGGTTGGGAGGCTGTAGTTACAGTACCAGCAGTTGTTGCGGACGCAATAGTTCCTGAAATATTACTCGCACTTACTGAAAACGCAGTGTTTGCTACGTTTGCATTTGCTACAAACCCAGTTACGTTTGCTCCAGTGATGGCTGATAGGGTACTGCCGTTACCAATAAAGTAATTTGCAGTTATGTTGCCTGAACTAGTTAAACTCAACAGTGTGCCAACTGATGTAATGTTAGGCTGAGCTGAGTTAGTTACTGACGATGCTAATCCGATTGGGCTTGCACTTCCGCCAAAGATTGATATTTCTACCGGAGTATTTGCAGGAGGGGCAGTGCCAAACTCTAAGGTACTTCCAGTAATGCTATAATAGTTTCTCGGTTGTACTACACCGCCAACTGTTACTATTGTGTAGTTTGTTCCAGCCGGGGTAACAGTTAATGTAAATTCAGATTGTATCCCGTCACCAGTGAAGTTGTTCACTTGAATGTCTAATTGCCCAGCACTTGCAGTAACTGAAACCCACGCATCACTGAAGTAAACGTTTAAGTCACCTGTTTCACTATCTAACCACAAATCACCTTCCGACGGAGATTCAGGTGGGGTTGTATCTACTGTTACGCTTGCACCTCCGCCGCCGCCAGTAGTGTTAATAATAACGTTACCATTTGCTGCCACGTTAGCCCAAGCAAGTACTCCATTGCCTACTGTAGCAAGCAAGTCACCTACGTTACCACCGGTGATTTTTAAGTTGGCAGCAGAACCTAAATTAGCAGAAGTAGTAGTTAACTTTGCAGCAGTTAACATGCCATTTGACTTGTTGAATGTTAAGTTAGCTGTTCCACCAATTGATCCGGCGTCATTGAATAGTAACTGAGTGTTACTACCGGATGACATAGGAATGCCAATCTCACGTATTTGAATTGCAATACCGTCAGGTGGTGCAGTTGTGAATGTAAGAGTGGTGCTAGATACTGAGTAATCAGTAGTAGGTGTTTGCACGATACCACTAAGAGTTACAATAACGCTATTAGTAGTTGCGCCTGATGACACAGTGAATGCAGTATTGGCACCATCACCTGTGTACGTGCGTGTCACATACGGTGAACTCGCTGAACCTGTACCGCCAGTTGAAACAGTATTAATCCAAACACTGTTAGCAGAGTCGTAACTTAGTACGTCACCGTTTGTTAAATTTGCTAAGGTTACATCTGATAATGCAGATAAACTTCCACTACCTGCAGTCGGGGCTGCGGCGAAAGATCCGTTGCCATACAGAATATTGCTTGCATTCCCATCTAAACTAATTGTTGCAATATTACCTATACCAGTTACGTTTGCTACTGCTACTTCATATGCGAGATTTGCAATGTTTGCATCAACGGCTAAGTTATCGACAAACGATTTTGTTACTCTTGCATCAATTGCAGAGTTTGCATCTGAGTCAGTATACCCTGCAGGTAATCCAGTTAATTGACTTCCGTTACCTAGAATATATCCACCGGAAATATTTCCAGTAGTAGTAATTACATTAGATCCAAAACTTGTTAGCAACGTGACAACGTTACTGTCTCCGTAATCAGAACCTGCCTCTGGTGCACTAGCAAAGACACCGTTACCGTATAAGATGTTGCTGGCGTTACCGTCTTTGTTAATCGTAGCGATATTGCCTATGCCAGTAACATTAGCTACGGCAACACTATTAGCTACTGCGGCGTAACTTACTTCACCCGAAACATTCGCTCCTGCTACACTGTTAGCAGTAGTTGCGTAGTTTGCTAAGTTAATTGTTCCTGAAATATTTGATGCTGATACCGAGTATGCAACGTTAGCAACGTTTGCAACTACTGCTAAATTATCAACAAATGATTTGGTTACTCGATTGTCAATTGCAGTATTTGCTGAACTAGTAAAGTCGCTTGTGCTTAATTTGTTAGCTAGACTATTAGTAATGGAAGTTGAGAAACTAGCGTCATTACCTAATGCGTTTGCTAGTTCGTTAAGTGTATCTAATGCAGATGGCGCTGATGCGACTAAGTTTGCAATCTCAGTACCTACAAATGTTTCTGTTGCGTATCCGGTCAAGTTAGCTGCGACTAAGTAACCTGCATCGTTTGTTAAAACAGATACATTGTCACTAGGTTGTACTGCTGAGTCGGCTAGATTTCCCTGTGCTTCCGTAGCGAAAGAATATGCTACACCGTTCGCATATAGAATGTTATCTGTTAGTATATTCCCAGATGCGACATTACTTAAAACTAGTATATTGTCAACACTTAATGTTTTTGTTGTTTTGTCAAATGTTAAGTTAGCTGACCCTGCAAAGCTATTGCTGTCGTTGAACTGAATCTGAGTATTAGTTCCGGACGCATCTGTAGTGAATACATACGGATCGCCGTTTGCGTACTGTAGATTGTCAGTTTTTAGGTTACCAGCGGAGACATTCCCGGTAACATTGGCATTACCGAAGGTATAGCTATCTGTGCTTAATAATGTAAAACTGGGTAATCGTGTCAATGCCATAATAAAAACCTTATCATGTATTTAGTCTTTTGGATTACTGATACAGATAGCGGATTACTACGATACCAGAGCCGCCTGAGCCGCCGTTTAAGAATCCCGAGCCACCACCACCACCTGTATTTGCGCCACCGGAGCCGCCAGTAGTACCTGAATTAGTTGTACCTGCATTTAGTCCGGCACCACCAGCGCCGCCACTATATGCGCCGCCGCCGCCGCCATTACCTCCAGCACCTGATGTAGAGTCACCGCTACCGCCGCCGCCACCTGCGAAATAATAAGTTGTTCCTAAATAACTATTTTGAATTCCGATGCCGCCGGCTCCTCCCGCAGTTCCAGTAGTAACTGATTCCCCTACTCCTCCTGCACCGCCACCGCCGGGTCCACTTGTACCACCTGTTCCGGATTTTGTTCCCCCGGCATTTCCCTGACCTGATACATATTGTGATGAGAATACTACAGGAGACATGCTAGTACCAAATTGTTCATTAGAACGCACACCGCCTCCACTTCCACCTGCGGTGGTTGAAATTACCCCTGACTGATGCCACCATCCGGCGCCACCGCCTTGACAATACAGACTGTATGAGCTACCTACTATAGAGGTGTTACTCCCGGGGAGAGATTTACTAGTATTAGATGAGCAACCTGAGCCTCCGGCACCTATTGTGATAGTATACGTACCTACTCCTAACATGAAATTGGGGAATTGCTGTAGTCCACCTGCTCCGCCGCCAAATGGATAATTGTATCCGTACGTAGAGCCTCCGCCACCGCCGGCTACCATTAAGATATCAAATGTAGCTCCTGCAGGGATATAAGTAGGTATGAACGTTCCGGAACCATAGAAAGCATGTATTCTATAATTACCTGAAGTTGTGATTGTTCCGCCAGTAGCTGCAATGAAAGATGTTGATGTTAATGCAGTAAATTGTATTGTTCCGGATGAATTGAATTGGTAAACTCTGTATCCATTCGCAACTGTAATAGAAGGAGAACCTGTGGTGATTGCTAGAGGGAAAGAAATTGCTACTCTAATAACTACAATACCAGAGCCGCCTGAGCCAGAAATGCCACCGCCACCGCCGCCTGTATTTGCGCCGCCTGATGCGCCACCGCTATTACCACTGCCTGTGCCACCGGCGCCACCTGCATTTAAACCAGCGCCGCCTGCGCCACCCGTGCCGTTATTTGAGCTTCCACCGCCGCCGCCACCATTACCTCCGGTGCCGCCGTTACCATAACCAGCAGTAGTTACGCCACCAGCGCCGCCGCCACCCCAGTAATATGAAGTTCCTAGTATTGAATTTGCAACACCGATGCCGCCAGCGCCGCCTCCTCCTGAAGCAGTACCACCGTTGCCACCGGCGCCGCCGCCACCGCCTGCAGCGTTTGTTCCACTACTACCGCCTTGATACGAAATACTTCCGGCACCCGGAACCGACACTGAGCCGCCAACGCCAGCGCCGCCGCCATATGCCCCGTTATTATTCATAGAGTAAGTAAATTGTCCGCCGCCACCTCCGATAGTAATAAGATTCAGTCCATTGCCTATAAATGTAGTGTTGCTGCCCAATGAGCCGCCGCCGGTAGCGCCCCCACCTCCCCCGCCAATTGTGATAGTATATGTTCCCACTGCTAGTTGAGTTGTAGGACTATACAAAACTTGACCGCCTGAGCCGCCCGCAGAAGATGCGCCGCCACCACCTGCAACAACTAACAAATCAGCTACAATATTACTTGGGCTACCGCCGCTAGTGGATGGGTTTGTAGTAGATGCAGTTAATACCTGTGCGCCAGTACGTCCGTAACCCATTAACTTAGCTCCGTGCCAAACAAGCTGAAAGTTACCGTAGCACTGTTAGCTTGAACAGTGACTATATCAGTAGTTGCTAATGTTATGCCTATTGTCATACCAATACTATCATTAGCTGGTAATGTGGTATCATATGTAATATAGTGAACGTTTGCTAATGTAGCACCTGCCGGGCGAACTGCTACTCTAAATGCAACGTTTGCACTTGATAGATTACACACGTTCAATGTACTAGCGATAGCACTAGTACCTGCGGGAACCGTATATAATGTTGTTGCTGTATTAGCCGATGGGTTTTGTTGACCCAATACTTTGTAAACTGTTGCCATGTTAAATTCCTAAAAACAAGAATGGGTGTGGGGCGGATTCCGGTACACTAACTGTAGTGAATGACAAGTTGCCAGTTCCGTCAGTAGATAATAATTGACCAGTCGAGCCACCTGTAATTTTGACGTTACTCACTGCACCCATAGTAGATACACCAGATACTGTTAGTTCGGTCAATGTTCCCGTACTAGTAATGTTAGGTTGAGCAGCAGTTGTAACTGTTCCCGATGTAGTAGCTGACATTGCAGTTGTTGCAGTTGTTGCCGTGCCACTGAGATTACCAGTGATTGTGCCACTAACAGTTAAGCTAGTTAAAGTACCAACACTAGTAATATTGCCAGTGTCGATTAGTAGAGGGGATGCTTTAGTGGTCATAGTGTATTTATAAGGTTATTGTACCGGAACCAGTGAACGTGTAGATATTATACGTGTCCGATCCCGATTTAACAGAAGTCATGTAGTATGTGCCTGTTGCTGTAGGTGGTATGAACGCAGTGGATGCCGTTGCCACTAAAACTCTAATACATACTAGGCCAGAACCACCCTGGCTGCCGGTGTTACTATAATATCCAGCACCACCGCCACCGCAACCCGTATTTGCTCTACCCGGTGTTGACGGAAGGTTACCACTTGAGCTTCCATAGGCACCACCGCCTCCACCGATTTCGCCACCGATTGCACCAAGACTAGTCGAGCCGCCACCGCCGCCACCGCCACCTGCACATATGTTTATCGGCACTGTTGATTGAAACAAGTCGGTACTTGTCCCAGCGCCTCCCCTGCCTGCGATAAAGTTAATAGTGCAATTGGAACCGCCCGCAGAGAACCCGCCACCACCTGAACCAGAGCTAAAGACTCCTGAGCCGCCGTTATTTCCCTGTCCAGATGTACCTTGACCAGCTGTTGCATTTCTTGCAGAGCCGCCGCCTGAGCCACCGTTTCCGCCCATTCCCTGACTTGAGGTTGTGGTTCCTGTTCCTCCAAATCCTCCACCTATCGCAATGACTGATGTGAATCCTGATCCTGTTATACTAGTATTTCCGCCGGCAGTTGCAGCAGACCCGCCAGCTCCTATTGTTACTGATAGCTCAGTCGATGACGATGAGCTACCTGTCAAGTAACCACCTGCGCCTCCTCCGCCTGCGCCGTATGCAGAAATCCAATTTCCGCCACCTCCGCCACCTGCATACACTACATAATCAAATGCCGTTTGATGAGCAGTTGGAGCTGGAGCTGCTCCGCCTGTACCTGTAACTGCCACAGTTGCTGATTCTACTTTAATTGAACTAGTTGAGGCACGCTTAAAAGCCATTATGCTATCTCTGAACCAAATAAGTTAAAACTCAAGTTTGCCGAACTTGCATACACAGTAATTACATCCGTTGTAGCTAATGTGATACCTATCGTCATAGTCAATACATCATTCGCAGGAATGCTTGTATCATAAGCAACATAGTGTTCCGGAGATAACGTTGCTCCTGCAGGTCTAACTGCGATTCTAAATGATCCAGCTGTACTAGCTTGATTACAAATTGTAACAGTAGAACAAACTGCACTAGTCGCAGATGGTACTGTGTATAATGAAGTTGCAGTTGTTGCCGCTGGGTTAGATTGACCTAACACTTTATATGTGATTGCCATGATATTTCCTTACGCTCCCATCAATAAGAATGGGCTTAATGATTCAGGGACTGTTACTGTAGCGAAACTTAGATTTCCTGAACCATCTGTTTTAATATACTGTCCATTAGTGCCGCCGGTGATATGAATGTTGCTCAATGCACTTAATTCAACGTTTCCCGTAACGGTAAGGTTTGGTAGTGTCCCTACTGTTATATTCGTTAGTAAACTTCCATCACCTTGAAAATAATTCCCGACCACTAAATTACCTAGATTTGCACTTCCAGCATGGAGACTACCTGCAATCTCTAGGCTAGTTAATGTACCGACAGTTACAATAGTGTCAGTTTCAATATTATAGTCGTTTACTTTAGTGGTCATTTGATTACTCTGGTAATACTACTTCGATCCAAGCCGCAGTTGCTTCGTCCCAGTTGTACAATTTGCCGTCGTCTGGCATTGCAACAGGTGCTTCGTGTGTACACGTGTCTTCGTTTAACACCCAGCTTGCGTATGGGCAAGGTGGAATAAACGCATCACGACTTGAATCGTAAGTATAACCGATACCTGCGTAGTTCTTACGCAATGGTGTGCCACCTAATTTGTGTACGCCACCTTGTGTGTTATAACTTGTTTGAACCCATTCAGATGGATCACCCACTGCCCCAGAATCAATAAAATCTTGTTCTGCTACGATAACGTTTGTTACGATATTGTTTTCATCTATTTGTGCGAAATGTGACATTTCATTCTCCTTGTTTAAATTATCCTGTTATCCAGTAAGTTGTATTTACTGGACCCGAAGTTGTTGGTGGTTGTTGGATTTCTGAATATCCTGCAAAAGGTACTGTTGCTTTTGTTATTACTGGAAAGAACAATGGTTCTTTCTTCTTATTACTTATAGAATCAAGTGGGACAATCGTAGAAATATTTACTGATGCACCATTACCTGATAATGCGATAGCAATCTCAGCCATGTTATGCCACCCTCACCAAATACATAGTTTCATTGAAGACTACCGGCATGTATGTGTCCGATCCTACTGTAAAAGTTTGACCGTCACTGAAATATAACTTCATAGTCGCTATAGGTGCAGATAGACTCTTATACAAACCTCGAATAGCGCCGCCCGGAGTCCATGCATCATTTGTTGTTTTTCTAACCATTATCGGGAATGCCGGCGGAACCAATGCACCGGTAGTAGGATCAGTGCTAGGTAATTGAAGTAAGTTAGTCGGTGCGTTTAGTGCGGTTATATCTCGCATATTATATAATGGAACATCGATACCGGTATTGACTAATGCAAAGCCAGTGATTGACTGTGTGTTGGAAATGAATGTCCGTTCTGATTGAAATAATGCACTTGCACCAGAAGTTGTATCACTTGAATAGAATATGGAAGGTGAAGCAGCAGTGACTCCTAAATTATTTTTTGTTACCATATAGGCTGCAATCATATTTGCGCCCTGCGGTGCAGTTGGGGCAGGAGTATTCCTATTGTTAATGTGTTGCACTTGAAATGCGACCCAAGGTGGATTATTTGATAATGCATTTTCCCAAGGTTGTGTTTCTCGTTGACCCATATAAATCATTGTACCAAATGTCCCGGCGGCGAGACTGCTTGCAATCGGAAATCCATTTGCCCCGCAAACTCCGTTATAACCAGAAGCGTAACTATTTGTATTAGGTACTTCCCAAATGATGCAATAATTTGCGGTTACAGCTATTTTATATGTTACACTGGTATTGTTTACAATGAAAGCAGGGTACTGGGCTCGTCCAGCTGAGGAGGTGTAGTTATGCTGAAACGTATTGAGCGTCCATGAGGTTGTCTGTGTTCCTGAATTTGCCATCGTTGCAGCGCCTTGCGGCGGGTAAGTGGTTCCGGTCCAATCAGTAGTAGTACTTGAACCGTAAGTAAATTCCAGAGACGGCATTATTGTAAAATTGCTAATAACTAAAGAGTATGCATAAGATGAACTTAGATATGAGAAATAACTTGAGGTTGTTCTACCTGAATAGTGAACTGACATCTTATTGTATGGCATTCCACTTTTCCCTGAAGCATTGTAGAAGTCAGCTTTATATAAGTAAGCCGCCGCACTAGCGATTGCAGTAAATGAACCAGTGTTAGGTACATTGTGACTCGCACTAGTCGACCAACCGCCGGCTTCAGTGTTCGCATCAATGCTTACAATGCAGTTTTTCGTATTGTCAATTGTTCCGGTGTTGTTTGTGAAGGGGTTTACTGTAAGTGAAGTGGTGCCCGCTGCTGCTGTGCAAGCTGCGGTTACGCATCGTAAAAAATTCATGTAGGCTGCATTTGCATCTGCGCCTGTGTTAATCATTGGGTTAAAGGTTACTATCATTTGTTAATCCACTAGTAAAGAAAAATCATACAAGTTTAATCTATACAGATTAGATGAATCTTTGTAGGTTTGAATGCCACTAAAGGCATTTGTTGGTGTTTTATATATCCCGTAAATAAGTTTAGAGTCATTCGATGTATTGAAGCAGGCAGTGTATACTGGGTTCTCAACAATAGTAACTGCTCCTGAGCTGTTAATTCTCTTGAACGGGATATTTGCAGAGAACCCTGATGACAACGTTCCGTATGACAAGGTATCCATGTTATAACTATAAGGTACTGTTACCCCAGTCGTTGTCCAATACAACGGTAATGGACTAGCAACGTTGTTGTTTAGTGTATTATTTAGGTTGACTACTCCCATTAACATACTGTTCGTGTATGCACGTGTAATTCCAGTGTGTCCTAAATCAAAAAGACCTAAATATACGTTAGATTGGGGAGCGCAAAAGAATATAAATTTATCAGTAATTACAATGTCAAATGCTGCAGGGTACGCAGAATCGTACACAAAGTTTTGAATGTTTACGGACGTTGCAGTTGAGTTCAGTAATGTATCAGTCCCTGAGGTATATCCGCTAGCAAGAGTAACCGTCGTTAGCATAGTTGAGTCAAACGTCAATCTAAAATAATGAGTATACCCGGCAACTTCATTATGGGCTTTACTATACGTATATGAAGTTTGATTGACCCTGGTATATTTTCCAGCGGGGTAAGACCCAACGATAGTACTATTTGTACGTGCAGTTGTACTCAGTTGGTTAACTGATGTGATTGTACCTTGAATGATGCCATCTAAATCGGCTTTAAAATCACTGATAGTAGTGCCACTATCTGTTCGGTATCTAACTAACATTATTCACCCTCCGCCGGAATGTCTTCTGCTACAATAACCGGTTGTTCTATAATTGGATCTGGTGTAAGGTCAGTAATCAATACAAAATCCATGTCTTCAACTATGTCTGTACAATCAGTGTATACTATAAAGATGTTTTTAGTGTTTACTACTACTATACTGACCAAATCTGTACCAATAGCCTGAATAAATTTTTCGGTAATCAATGCAACCGGATCTTGAGACTCAGGTATCTCACCAACAAACTGGTAGACATTTCCTGTAGTTGCTCCAAACATTGTTTGAAAGTGTGCTTTATTCATAGTCTTATATTTATCTTATGCGTCCGTGTACTCTAAATCTAATCGTAGTTCAGCAGCACCTTCACCCGATAAGATATTTACAGTCAAGTAGTCACTTGTAGTCAAGCTAATATTTGCAACTGTCTTAGTCAATTGGTATGCATTTGCTGAGATAGTGTATGCCCCGGTGTTTGAACCGTTTTTATTGATAGTGAACTGTAGATTACTAGTTGACGCTGTGCTCAAGCTAGCCAATACATTACTAATAGTCAAGTCCTTAGGTGGATAGTATCTACTTGTTCCAGTGTCAGGGGTAGTGATATTACCTGTCTTGACCATTGTAATATATCTAGGACTAGATATAACCTGCGGAGCTGGTGTTGGGTTAGAAACAGTAGCTGCCGGTGTTAAGCTAACTGCCCCAGACGTACCATCAACGCTAATCTGTGCGCCACCTAAGTGAATTGTGTTTCCGCTCAGGTACAAATCTTTCCATGACATAGTTGGGCTACCCAAATCATATGTTATGTTTGCGCTAGGTAAGATGTTGCCTGAAATGATATTATTAGCAGATAGTGTTGATGTTGACTTGTTATAAGTAAACCCAGCACTATGACCAAAATCTCCTGCATCGTTAAACAATACTCGTGTGTTTGATCCTGCAGGGGTAATTGTTGAGACAGCAGTTCCTAGTTCTCTAATTTGAATCTTTACACCATAACCAGGTGCAGTAATAAATGTCAATGTGCCGCCAGCCACAGTGTAATCGGTAGTAGGTGTTTGTACTAATCCGTTTTCTGTTACTAGAATGTTAGTTGCATTCACCCCGCTTGACACTGCGTATGTCAATTGCACGCCGTCAGCTACATAATTACGTACTGTTAAATTACCTGAGCCCGATGTAACACCCATCGTAGTTGTTACTTCAATCTCTGAACCATTTGCAGGTGCTTCACTGAAAGTAATGTTAGCTCCGCTTAATGTATAAGCGTTTCGTAATTGCAATGCACCGTTATAGTTAATAAATGTCTGATTGATGTTAGCTGGGGTGACGCTTAACGTAAATACCGTTTCGACTCCGTCGCCAGTAAACGTATCAACTGACGTTACAGTAGATTCACCACCGGATCCACCTGAACCAGTAGGGGCAGCTACATTAACCCATTTACTTGATGCAGAATCATAGCTTAAAATTTCACCATCAGCTACGCCAGCAACATCTACGTCAGTTAAGTTAGCTAAGTCAGATGAGAAAGCATACGGAGAACCGTTTGCGTACAGAATATTATCTGTTAGAATGTTTCCAGCGGCGACATTTCCAGTAACATCTAAGTTACTCAAGGTACCTAGCTGTGTAATGTTTGCTTGAATGCCTTCAGTTACATATGAAGCGATACTTGCATACGCGGCATTTGATCCGTCAACTACGAAAGAACCGCCTGCTGGGTTAGTCAAGACCATACTATTACCAGAAATAGTAATAGTGCCGCCACCAAGTTCTAATGTATCACCACTTAGATACAAGTCTCTGAATCTGTTTGTATTATTACCTAAGTCATATACAATGTTAGCAGTAGGCGTGATATGTCCACTGACTTCTAGTGAGGTTAGTACACCTAGACTTGTGATATTGGGCTGTGCATTTGTATATACAGTGCCAGCAATCAATGCATTTGATACTTGTCCAGATACGTTTGCTCCGGCTACTGAATACGCAATGTTTGCAATATTAGCGGTTACCGCAAGCGCATCAACAAAACTCTTTGTTACTCGATTGTCGATTGCAGTATTTGCTGAACTAGTAAAGTCACTTGTGCTTAACTTATTAGCAAGGCTGTTAGTAATTGAAGTTGAGAAACTAGCGTCATTACCTAATGCGTTCGCTAATTCATTCAACGTGTCAAGAGCTGCAGGGGCTGATGCAACTAAGTTTGCAATTTCAGTACCCACAAATGTTTCTGTTGCATACCCAGTTAAGTTACCAGCAACTAAGTAGCCGGCATCATTTAGTAAACTAGAGACATTATCGCCGGGCTGAGTAGCAGAATCAGCTAAAGTACCTTGAGCCGCAGTAGCATATGCATTTGCGTTAGTTGATGCCGCAGTACCTAACGTCGGTGTATTTGCAAGAGATGAATATTCACCATCAAACAATGTAGGCGTGTTAGTTAAATCTAAGTAACTACCACTGAATAGTGTAGGTGTATTAGCTAATGAACTATACTCACCGTCGAACAGTGTTGGTGTGTTTGTTAGGTCTAAGTAACTGCCACTAAACAATGATGGCTTGTTAGCTAAGTCAACGTATTCGCCGCTGAACAAAGATGGCTTGTTAGCAAGTGAGGCATACTCTCCGTCAAATAACGAAGGTGTGTTTATTAAATCAGTATAGTCGCCTGAAGTTGCTACTGTAGATAAGTCAGCAGAGTTTGCTTTATTAGCAAGGCTGTTAGTTATTGAAGTTGTGAAACTTGCATCATTACCTAACGCATTCGCAAGTTCATTTAACGTGTCTAGTAATGCGGGTGCACCGTCAACTAAGTTTCCAATTGCGTCATCAACATATGAAGTTGAAGCAAAGTATGTGTCAGAGTGACCGTTTAAAGTAACAGCATTTACGTTAGTAAGTGAACTACCATTACCTGAAATTAGTGCTACAGTCAATGTTCCCGTAGTCTTATCGAAGGTTAAGTTTGCATCTCCTGCAAAACTATTACCGTCGTTAAACTGAATCTGTGTATTAGTACCGGCAGCGTTTGTAGTGAATACGTAAGGTGTGCCGTTTGCGTAAAGAAGATGGTCAGATTTGATGTTTCCGGCACTAACATTACCCGTACTGGAAAGACTATTAACTACATAGTCTCCTGTAGTATCTATCCCTCTAGGTTTGATTGTTGTTATTGCTGCCATTTCTTAACCCTTATAGTATATTTAGTCTAAGGTTACATCCATAGTTCTCGGTTAGGAGAATCACCGAATAGCTTCACTATTCCCTGGTCAATCGGTCCAGCAATCTTGTTAGTCATAGTAGTGTACGGGACGCTTACATTAGACTGCATATTAGAAAACGTTGGTAATAGTGGTTGTGAGCCCAACGCTGCATTTGTAGTTGACACTACGCTTTGATTAATATTCATCTGCCCTGAAACAGGATATGCGCTTTGTAGTGAACCACCTTTGTCATACTGTGCAACCGTAACAAGCGTATTAATGATGTTCATCTGCCCGTTAACTGGTTTAGCTAGATACGCGGTATTAGCGGCGGATCCTATACCAATAACACTGGTAGATATAGATACATTAGGCACAAGATTAGCATTAGCGGTTGATCCGTCTGCTGTCATACTCATCGTATACGAGCTAGACAACAATGACTTAACGGTGAATGTGACCGTGCTGGATCCTGAAGCCATTACAAAATTACCAGTCAATGATGCATTACTTATAATATCGGACGTAATACCAGTAATAGTGTATGGGATATTTCCTGTGTTTGCAGAATATAATGAGAATGAAACGTTAGACCCGGATGTGATAGTGCTTGCACTAGCATACAATCCAGGAGGCTGAGATGCTAAAACAGCAATGATAACTACACCAGAGCCTCCAGAGCTGCCCGCGGCACTATTAGGTGCGCTTGCGCCGCCACCGCCTGTATTAATTGTTGCAGACCCTGCAGCCACTCCAGCTGCGCCACCGGTTGCGCCACCGCCTAAGCCACCAGCAGTACCTGTACCGCCACTAGAGTATGAGCCTGCACCGCCGCCGCCACCGGCGTAATACGTTGCGGTCCCCGTAATGCTGGAAGAAAAACCAATACCACCTGCTGCACCGTTTACACTTGTAGCATTTGCACCAACAGCGCCTGCGCCGCCGCCGCCAGCAGAACCAGTACTGATGCCTGTTCCAGTTCCGCCTGCATATCCGTAACCTGTGCCGCCGCCGTTAACTCCTGAAGTATTCTGTGTCGCAGTTCCACCGGCAGCACTATTATATCCGCCACCGCCACCTGAACCGCCATTTCCACCTACCCCATAAAAACCAGAGCCGCCGCCACCTTTGGCTACAATTACGTTAGAACCAAAAATACTGTCGCCACCCGGGTTACCTACGACGGGAGTGGTAGATGTTGATGCATATGCTCCGCCGGCTCCCACTGTTACTGTGTATGCTTGAGCGGTTACGGTGAGTGAATTATGAGCGACTACACCTCCTCCGCCTGCTCCGCCGCCAGGGACTGCGCTTGCCGGATACCCACCAAGTCCACCACCGCCACCAGCAACTACTAAAATTTTAATAGCAGTAGAAGCATTAAAAGTAATAATACCACTGTTTGTGAATTTGTAAATATCGTATCCACCAGAATTAGTCACTGTGGGTGAACCTGTATATGATGCTACGAATCCACTAGCACCTGAATTTGAGTTAGTTGCAGTCCAAGAATATGTACCTGAATATACACCTTGTGTAGTAATGCCGGTCGCAACATATGTAGTTGCATTTATGGTTGCACTATATCCTACGTTTGTTCTCGTGCCAGGTGATGTGAAGTTCGCCACGTTGAACACAGAATCACTCATCACTAAAGATGCACTATTAGACCAATCTGCTGATGGGGCTGCACCTACATAAAAGGTAGTATTGTAGATTTTAGGGCTTTGTGTGCCCGAGTTGTCGTATTGAAATGACCATGCGTTGTTTGCGTTTGTTTCTCTGAATACGCAGTTATAGAATGATCCTCGTTGTGTCCCTGCAGTCGAACTATTAAAAAATGCAACGGTGTAAGTTGTTGTTCTTCCGTTGTTGTTTCTCAATAATATTGCCCCATACAATGCACTACCTGCATTTCTAAAGTCGACCATAGTCGAGTCACGCTGCCCACCTGAATCTGTCCATTGAATTGTTGTCTGTCCAGGGCAGCACACGAATTTTCTAGGAAGGTTGTTATCAGATAGCCCGGCAATAGCATCTGCTGTTGCGGTTGCCACACCCGGTGTTACTGTATAAGTACCCCCTAAAATAACAATTGTTACTGAAGTCGAAATTGCTGACGTAGCACTCAATGCCTGCGCAATAGTCAAGTACGGAGTAGTTACTGTATTGCCGTCATTACTATTACTACCTGCTGCGCTTACATATTTAACCGAAGAGGAAGCTACTACTATATCGTTGTAGCTATCGGGAAAACCATAAGGACCTAATGCGTTTGGCATCTAATTACTCCATTGGAACTGCAAAGCCAACACGTTGGCTATATCCGTTATACATAGGCCAAATCATATATACTTTATTATTGTAAGTGAAGGTGTCTCCTGGTACATAGTCACCGTTGAAGATATAAACACCGTTCTGATCCGTCGCATTACCACCATGATTACCATAGCTACTAGCTTCCCAACCAAACGGTAATAAGCCAAAGCCAGTTGCAGTTAAAGTAGCATTAGTATATCGGGTAGATGCTGCGGTTGATATTGCACCTGCGTGTGTTACGTTTGTTCCGCCACCTACTGCACCTATTACTTGTATTTGATTCAACCCAAAATTAGCAGATGTTCGTCCCGCTATTGTCATATTCACTGGGTTATTGTATAGTTTAGGCCAAGCAGTACCTACTTGAGGTAGAGCACTCACCATGCTATGAACTCTTAAGGGCAATGTAGTTGAGTTACTAGTGAACATTATGTTTTGAACTGATGTCAAATCGTTAGATGTACCGTAACCGATGCCAGTTCCTCTAGGTGAGGTGTATAGTACTGGGCAAATCCCGTTACCGTCATTATTATGGTAATCATATCTAGTATATTGCGTCTGGAAGAACGGTCCACCAAAAGTAGCAGGGTTGGCATAAGTGGTTCCAAAGCCACTGTTGTAACTAGTACCGTTAGTGAATGAAAAGAAGAAACACTTATCAGTTATATAAGCCCAAAAAGTTCTAATGTTGTCTTGACCGTTACTTCCAGTCGCTATTGCATTACTATATGCTAATTGATTACCACCGATAGTTAACACTGTTGGTGCCGGTGAGGGTGTTGCAGATGCTGTTTCTGATTGCGAAAGTGACATGCTGGTTGCAGTTATTGCTCCGCCGGTAATTGCAGTTCCCACAGTAAAGTAAGCAGTCAATGAACTATTAATTGCATTTGAACTTAGTTGCGTATAGATTTTACTACTTGATGCATCATACGTTGGTTGTTCCATCGTAAATTCAAAGTCACCGTAATCCATACGTGAGCCATTTGATGAGTAATGTGCTTTAGTGTTAGATGGGTCTGATGTTCTGATAATTGTGCTATTTGCTGCATCAAAGTTACTAGTTAACGTAGTGCTATAGCTTCCGGTAGTAAATCTACTTTGTAGTGCGCTTACACTTGTGATAGAGTTAGTGTTAATGATGTCCGTTAATATTCTCAACGGAACAGTAATTCGTGTGTTAGCTGTGAAACTTAATTTTATAAACATTATTATTCCTTTGGTATCGCAATACCGATTCTATTACTATAACCCGACCATGTTGGTAAGATTTTATATGTCTTACCACCGTATGAGTATTCGTCACCAGGAAAATAGTCACCGTTAAACAAATACCAGCCGCCCTTTGCACTCATGTCGCCGCCGGCATTATAATAATATAAGTTTCTCCATGACACCGGCAACATTCCGAACGTCTGCGTCTTCAAATCTGCACTTGGGTAACGAGTACTGACCGTAGTGAATAAAACAGGACCATATGCAGCAGTTCCAGCTACGGAAGCTGAACCGGCACCGGCTACAGTTAATCCTGCATAATCACTGTATCTACTACCGATACCCCAGTTTACCGGTGGGAAGGTAACTACAGGAAAACTCACGCCTACGGTAGGGTAAGCATTTACTAAGTTTAATACCTTAAAAGCCTGTGTTGTTACGGCGGTTGCTTGATTATTTTCTGGAGTAATCCAATCCGCGGTAGTTGATCCAAAGCCAACCCCAACGCCTCTATTCATGTTAGTATATGCCAAGGGAAATATTCCATTAGCATTTGTGTTGTGATAATCAAACCTATTATATTGACTGTATATGAATGGACCGATGTATCCGACTGAGTTACTGTACGTGTTACCAAAACCTAAATTATATACGTTTGTACAAGTTGCAGACCAGACCATTGCGGTGTCAGTGATGTACATAGTAAATGATGTGACCGTAGTGAACCCGCTAGTTCCACTAGCAACATATTGAGATCCTGCCTGGGTCGTGCCACCTAAAACAATAGCTGTTCCTACACTAGAACTTGCTAACGGAGCAATAGTTGGTGACATTTGACCAGTTGCCATTGCGCCAGAGGTGATACTAGTGCCGAGGTACGGTGTAGTTGTGTTGCTACTTGCGCCGCCAACGTTTTTATGTTGGACATAATACTTCTTAGTAGTGTCATCATAGTTTGAAAATTCGACTGTCCACTCGTGCTCATCGTCATATGTTGTACTTGTTCCATTTTTACTATAATGTGACTTCGTGTTTGCAGTTGTGAGTGCAGTTGTACCAGTTCCTGTGCGGATAATTTCACTGTTAGTTGCATCTAATGTTGATAATAAGTTTGAATTCCATGAGCCACTAGTTGCAGTACTTTGCAAGGTTGCTACACTAGTGATACCGGTGGTGTTGATAATTTCGTTAACTATACGGAATATATAGTTTAGTGGTTTACCTGCGGTAAAGTTTAATTTTATGTACATTACTGTGGTCCTTCTTCAGTAGGTTGTTCGGGGACATCGGTAACTACTTGTAAAGAATCACAGAAGTCCTCAGGTATAATAGTATCTTTTGGAACTACGAAATATACCATGTTGCCTGCTACCTCATACCATATTCCACGTAGATTGCTAATCTCAACATACGCATAGTCTAAAAACTCTTGCGGAGTTTTTGCTTCGGCAAAATATGCCCCATAGTAATCATGCTCCCAGGGAGCAAGAAAAGGTGTTTGAAAAATGTTTTGAATTTCTTCGTATTTCATATGTTATCCTTGATATACAAAATTAATGTATAAATCTGATGCACTACTACTCTGAGTAATGTCAACTGTTAAATAATCCGCGGTTGCTAAACTAATCGAAAGACCAGACTGATTAACGTTAGTTGAGTTTGCCGGAATAGTTATTGTATTTATAGCGGTGCCATTCTTCTTAACAACAACTGTCGATTGAGATAGGCCAGCAGAAACTACGTATGCATAGATTCCAGTCAACGTAGAAGTGGTATGTATGTAATGTCGTAGAGTACCTGTGTTTTCAGTTAGACCGCCGCGAAACACATATTCCTTGACAAAGGACTGTGTACTACTTCCGCCTGATTGTGCTGTCCAAGATAAGTTACCAGTGCCATCAGTCTTTAATACATAGTTTGCGGTGCCACCGGATATCTTTAAGTTGCCGGGTGCGATTGTTATATTGCCCGGGCTTAGATTTCCTGTATACGTTGGTAAGTATGTTGCGACATTGCTATTTGCATATGTTACCGGAGCTGTAGCAAATGCACCGTTACCATAAAGAATAGTACTTGCATTACCATTAATGTTGATAGTAGAAATATTACCTAATGTAGGCGCACCACTGATATTAGCATAAGTGAATGCATTTGAGTTTAGCTTGTTAGCTAATGTGTTCGTTACTGTGGTAGAGAAACTTGCATCATTGCCTAAAGCATTTGCAAGTTCATTTAATGTGTTTAGTGCCGCTGGCGCTGAGTTGACTATATTAGCAACTGAGTCATCAACATAGGTTATGCTTGCATAACTTGGTGTGTTCGCTACTACGTTTGAGAAATCTGCATTAGAGATGTTACCTGCATTAGTAACGATAGTTGATATCGAACCAGCAGAGCTAATAACAATACCAGTGGGGTTTGGTGTGTTAGCAGTAGGTTGCGGAATCAATGCAATCGCACCCGTTATTGCATCTGCTTTAATTGTCGCACCACCGAAGTAGATAGTGCTACCAGACAGATACAAATCTCTAAATGAATTAGAAGGAGAACCAATGTCATACGTAACGTTGGCGTTAGGTAGTAGATTACCTGCGATTGTTATATCAGATGATGAGACTACTACCATATTAGCAGTGCCGTTACTGCTTATAGCAACATTGCTACTTGCATAAACTTTTACATTACTGTCACCGTTAAAGATAGTATTTGCACTTGCTCCCGAGCCGCCACCTGCGCCAGGAACCAATGTCTTAATTTCAATTAAGCTGTCTTCTAACGGAGTGCTACCAAATGCAACTGCGTTGCCAGTTAATGTATATGAATCACTTAACTGTAATACTCCATCAATGTTGATGATTAGATAATCTTTGTTGTCAGGTGTTGTTGATAATTCAAAACTATTGTTGCTGCCGTCAGCGGTAAAGTTATCAACACTAACGTCGGGGAGTTGCAATGACGCACTTCCCGAATTAACTACCCAACTAAGATTGCCGGTGCCGTCAGTCTGTAAGATGTACCCGTTTGAGCCGCCAGTGATGTGTACGTTTGCAACAGCACCTAAATTAACTGCACCATCGACTGTTAATGTAACAAGATTACCAACGCTAGTGATGTTCGGCTGAGACGATGCCGAAACGATGTTTGCAATGTTTGATAGTTCAGATATGTTTGCACTATTTGCAAAGTTTGCTAAGTTAGCTAGATTAGAACTATTAGCGAAGTTGGCTAAGTTCGAGAACTCCATGCCCGGTAAGTTTGTTAGTAAACTACCGTCTCCTATGAAGAAGTTTGCAGTGGCTGCATTACCTAAGTTTGCATTATTTGTGACACTAACATTACCGATAAAGGTGTGGGCAACAACATTGCTATTTCCAGCATGAAGATATACATTGCCGGTACTAAGCCCGTTCTTTACGTTAAAATACTTTAGTGTCACAGTTCCATATTCCCTATGAACAATTTAAATTGTCAAAAAATCACTTACACATATGTTGCAACTAAGTTAACATGAGCATTAGGGCTTGCGTTGCTTGCATAAAGCGTTACATTACCTGAGACACCATCAACGGCCGTTGTTAAGTCAATTACATCTATCGCACCACTTGTGATACTTCCGTAGATTGTAATATATGACCCAACATCATTGTGAACCAACAGAGCTTCAACACTCTGATAACCATCATCTGCATCAGCAGATACAACATATTTAGCAGTCCTATAAGACCCTGTCGGGAATTGGTCGATAACAGTATTACCGTTAACTGTGATAGGGCTTCTGTCAGAAGTGAAGCCACCGGTAACTTTCAATGTTCCAGTAGTTGTTTCACCTGATACAACTAGAGATGTAAGCGTACCTACACTCGTGATATTTGGTTGTGCGTTAGTAGTTACAGTACCTGCTGTAGTAGCGGCAGTAGCAGTATTTGCCCAATCTGCGTTTGCTACATAACCAGTTACGTTTGCACCAGTAATGTTTCCTAACTTGTAACCGTCACCAATAAAGAAGTTAGCAGTAACAGCATTACCTAGATTTGCATTACTTGCAGTGATGTTGCCTGTTACTGCAAAAACGTTCGAATCTTTATCAAATGTTATCTTTGAGCTTGCGCCAATATCGCCACCATCATTGAATAACATTTGTGTGTTTGCACCAGGAGCACCATATGTACCTGAAATAGTACCATTGAATGCACCAGTAAATGATGTAGCTGTGATAGAACCGTCAGAGCTAATTACAACGTTAGAGCCACCAACATTAATGTTACCGGAAACATCAACATTGCTTGTTACTGATAAGTTACCTAGTGTACCGACACCAGTGATGTTTGGTTGTGACGCAGTAGTTAATGTACCTTCGATGTAGTTAGCTTTTACTAAGTTACCACCATCAAGATTTCCTACGTTAGCATTACCTGATACAGTTAATGAAGTTAGGGTGCCAACACTTGTGATGTTTGACTGAGCAGCAAGGGTGATGTTGCCAGCATATGCAGCCATGTTAGCATTTGCAACAGTTCCAGTTACGTTTGCACCAGCGATTGCTGATAAGCCTGAACCGTTACCAGTAAATACACCGGTGTTTGCTGTGAAATCTTTGGCAGTAACTGTACCGTTAACGTCTAATCCAGTTAGAGTACCGACACTTGTGATGTTAGATTGGGCAGCTTCAGTAACATGTCCAGCTAATGTCGCATTGGCTACTGTGCCAGTTACGTTTGCACCCGGAATACTTGTTAAGTTTGCACCAGAACCAATGAAGTAATTAGCAGTGACAGCATTACCTAAATTAGCATTACTTGCAGTGACGTTACCAGTAACATTTGCATCTACTGTGATTGTGACAGTACCGGAGACATCGATATCACCGGTTTTGAATGCGTCAAATACTACGTTTGCATTAGATAAGTCAGCAATACCACCTGTAGGCTCGTCAACATTACTTACTAAGTACCACGCACCGTCTGCGTGATTTCTGAAAAGACCGGTATGTTGATAACCAACGTTGCTTGCACCAGTTGAGAATGCAGAATAGAAACCAATATCGTAATCATACGGGAATGTTGTATTAGCAGATAGATATAATAAAGGATCTTCTACAGTAAGTGTAACACTTGATGTAGAAACAATGTTTGGTACATATAAGTTACCAGCAACATATAAGTCTTTACTGATACTTGCGCCGCCTGCAACAATCAATGCACCAGTTCCGGTACCAGAAGCATTAGTGGTGCTGGTTGTCTTCAATACGCCGCCTGTGTTGACGTTGCCTGCATCTAAATTACCAGCAATGTACCCGACACCACTTGAATTGATATTGCCGACGTTTGCATTTGCAGAAACAACCAATGAACTTAGTGTACCAACACTAGTAATGTTTGGCTGAGATGCAGTAGTTAAACTACCTTGAACGGTTGTTGCTTCAAGCGCAGTAGTACTTACTGTACCGTCAACTGTTAATACGCTAGTACTGTTGTTCCATGTTAGATTTGCGCTTGCGCCAAAGTCGCCGTTATTGTTATATTGTAATGCACCGGTTGAACCAGCAGTTTGTTGGAAGTCGACTGGACTACCGTTTGCATAGTAGTAATTGTCTGTCTTAATTCCACCGACAGCAGCATTTCCAGTGACAGTTACGTTTACTAGTGTACCAACACTAGTGATATTTGGCTGAGCATTTGACAATCCATCAAATACACCAGAGAAATAATTCGCAGTTGCTAAATTACCTAGAGTACTGTCACCGGTTACATTTAAGTTACCTGATACATTACTATCACCTGACGTAACAACAGTACCAGATGATGTTGCAGTAATTGTAGCAGCGCCTAAGTGGATTGTGGAGCCAGATAACCACAAGTCTTTCCATAGAAACGTAGAGCTACCAATATCGTAGCCTAAGTTTGCGCTTGGGATTAAGTCGCCAGTGATTTTACCAGTGATAGTTAAGTCACTAGTTGACAACATTGTATTAGCTTTTACGTTTGCAGCAACTAAGTTACCTGAAACGTTTGCACTTACTAATGTGCCAACACTTGTGATGTTAGGTTGAGCCGCAGTAGTGACGGTGTTTGCAGTGTTTGCGTGAACTGCGTTTGGCACAAAACCAGTAACGTTAGCACCAGTTAAGTTTGCGAGTCTGTAACCATCACCTTGGAAGAAGTTAGCAACTGCTAAGTTACCTAAATTAGCGTTGGTTACGTTAGCATTACCGGTGCCTGCATCAAGGATGATATCACCCGTCTGTATACCATGCTTAACGTTAAAATATTTTGTTGTCATCTCTGTTTCCTAGCTTCAATCTGTGACATATGAAGCAATCATATTCACGTTTGTATTAGTTGTTGTGGCTGTAGCTAACAATGAAACCGTAGTTCCAACTAAGTTAGCTGTCAAGAATACCATATCTGATCCAGAAGTACTTAAACTTCCATATATTGTCACAAATGCCTCTACATCATCATGTACTAACAATACTTCAATCGCTTGGTAACCATCGTCACTCGCAACCCTTATAGTATATTTAGCTGACCTGTACCTATTTATTGGGAACGAGTCAATCACTGTATCTGACGTTACTGTAATCTTAGCTCTGTTACTAAGTATGTTAGATACTTTTAGGTTGTTGACAGTTAGTGTGTTTGTTACTGTAGAATTGGCTACATTTGACCCAGTTAATTGTATGTTTCCGGCTGATAAATTACCAGTAACCTCTAAGTTTCCGTTAGTCTTTAGGTGACCGTTAACTGTTGTTAATAGACCAGTAGCACTTAGGTTAACATTCGCACCTAGACCAATGTTGATATCAGTAATACCCGTGTTGAATACACCCGCTTGGTTGTTTACCAAGTCGATGGTTGATCCGTTTATCTCAAAATGCCCACCACCAGTCAATGATAGATTGCCGCCTGTTACACTAGTGTCATCATAAAAAACACCCTTGTTGGCTGTTACAGTACCTAATGAGGCACTAATGTTGCCCGACACGTCAATGTTACCGGAGAAGAAACCATCTTCTGACTGAATCAGTGAGGTGATGCTTAAATTATTACCAGAGATATCACCTGAAGTATCGATATCGCCACCACTTAAAGTGGTATTAGAAATGTTGTTGCCTACAGTTAATGTATTTGAAGTCTTGTCGAATGTAAAGTCAGCAGAGCCACCAAAGTCGCCACCATCGTTGAATACAATCTCTGTATCAGTGCCTGAAGGCTGTTGGAAATCCCAAGGTGAGCCGTCAATGTGATACAAGTTATCTACAAAAATACCTTTACTAGCAGTAGTAATGTGTAAGTTTGCATTTGCGATAGTTAAGTCGCCACCGTCAATTGATAGTTCTAATAGAGTACCAACACTTGTAATGTTTGGTTGAGCATTAGTAGATACAGTTGAAGCTACTGATGAAAATTGTGTAGTTGAACCGTCAACAATGAACTGACCGCCTGCTGGGTTAGTCAAAACAATAGTATCATTTGATACTTCGATTGTTGCCCCATCCATTTGAATAGTTTGACCAGACAACCATAAGTCTTTGAAGCGGTGTGTAGTGTTACCTAAATCGTATGTTACGTTTGCAGTAGGTGTTAGGTCTCCGGTTAACTGTAGACCAGTTAATGCGCCCACACTGGTGATGTTGGGCTGTGAATTAGTTGTCAATGTTCCGGTAAATAAGTTACCTACTACAACATTACCGAATATACTAGCGTTTGCATCTCGTACTACGATAGTGTTTTCTACTGCTTCTATTGACGCTGAGATGAACCCGCTACTTGAGTCTATCCAAGCATAAGCAGAGCCATCATAGATATATTGATAGATTACATCGTTGTTAGTATTATACCATTGGTCACCTGGTTTAGGGTTACTTGGTGAAGAAGTGCCTGAAAAGAAGGTAGTGACGTTTTTATCGTCACGTAATATATTGTCGGTTACTGATATGTTACCAGTAACTGTTAATGTGTTGGACGTTTTGTTGAACGTGAATTCGGGAACAGCGCCGAATAGACCACCGTCGTTGAATTGAATCTCGGTGTCGTTACCTACAACACCTACATCTGCGGGGTTCTCCCAAGATAGATTACCCAGACCATCTGTTCTGATAACATATCCAGTAGAACCACCATCGATTTTAACATTTGCTAAATCGCCTAAGGCAGTGGTAGCGGTTACTGTTAAATTATTTGCGGTTACGTTTGCGGTGTCATCAATAACCTCAAAGATGACATCATCACCTACTGAGATACCTGCGACCGCATTAAATTTCTTAATTGGCATATAGTCTCAGTAGTATTTAGATGGTTCTATATTGTGTCGTCCAAACTGTATCAGCGCCGTGTGCAGGTGTTACTTTCAATTCCATGTTAGATCCGCTCTTAACAACTTGGAAGCTTCCAGCCGATCCGCCCATATGAAGTAGTCCGTGAATAGCATAATCAGAACTTGTACCGTCATGCATCGCAGTGATTGACGCTACGGTGTACTTAGTTTCTGATGCACATTCACCCTTAACATCAAAGAACACGCCTCGAATTGATGAACCTAATGCAACTGTTGCAATTGTTTGCAATGTTGTATTCTGTGTAGTCGTAGTAGCTGCTTTGATTTCTGTGTCACCTAATGTGACACCGGACATAGATACCGCACCTACATCTAAACTACCAGTGATGGTTAAGTTTCCATCAACTTCTACGCCTTCATCAGACACGACTACTACGTTTGATGTACCAGCTACACTAATTGTTACGTTGCCACCGGTGCCAGTAGGAGAATCAGGTCCGGGACCGTTAACAGTTACATTACTTGTACCATTAGCTGCTTTGTATGTGTCGATGGTAGCCCAATACAACCCATTATCACCATCCGTACTCAATACTTGACGATTATCACCGTCAGTGGTTGGGAATGCCATACCACTTGCAACTAACGTACCGACAGTCAACGTTTGAGTAACATCTAAATCACCGTTAATATCTAAGCCGGTCAATGTACCTAGGCTAGTGATGTTAGGTTGTGCGTTTGATGCTGTGTCAAATACACCATTGAACAAATCAGCATAAGCAGTTTGCACACGAATGTTTGCGAAAGTACCACTGACTACATCACCGCTTTCAGAAACATCTTCTAAGAATTGGAATTCACTATCACTAGTCTTCCAACCCATAAACTGGTTGAATACCCCAGTCCCAGTAATATAGTTCTTTAGATAGAAACCACGATCCTTAGAATCCGATACAGTTAAGTTACCACCGTCATCAGTGCCACCTAAAATCATCAAAGGATCTTTGATTGCGACACTTGATACGTTGATGTAAGTTGTAGTTCCACCAACCGTTAAATTACCACCAACTAACAAGTCACCGTCAACAGTAGCTTCTTGGTTAACCTTGAAGTGCTCAGTCGTAAGCATATCAGAATAATAACCATTAGCAGTTGTCAAGTTTCCTGAGGTATCAGTAACAGTTACTGAACCAATATGTAATGAACTACCTGATAACCACAAATCTCTCCAAGGCTTAGTTGATGAACCTAAATCATATAGAAGTCCTGAAGGGATTAAATGTGAGTCAACATCTGTTCTTACTTTCAAGTGAGCTACGTTAGCATAACCATCAGTATTTAAATTACCAGCGTTAACGTTACCAGTGACGTTAGCATAGCCTCCAATGATTGCATTAGTTGTTACATTTAAGTTTGCGCCAACGTTAGCATTTGCACCAACTGTTAATGTTGTACCGATACTTGCGTTAGCTTGAATATTTGCATAACTAGTAATCTCGGCATGACCTGTTAGATTAAAGTTAGAAGTAACATTAGCGTTACCAGTAATGACTGCTTCGCCGCCAACTGTTAAGTCAGTTTCAGCTTCGACATTACCCGCAGTATAAAAATCTCCTGCACTTACTAATCCAGTAGCAACTGCACGTGTTGTATATAAGGTACCATCCGCACTATCGTATGTGAAGTCGCTGTCGGTTACAGCAATCTTATCGCCGTCTAAGAAAGGAATTTCTTTGTTCTGACCATCAGAGAAGATGTGAGTATTTGCTTCAATCTTCTGTGTGTGCAAAATCTTAGTACTACTGTCATAAGACAATTGAACAACGTTTGCAACTACACGATTGAATCCATCAAAGAATGGTAACGCCTTGTTAGCAAATTGAGAGTCAGTGAACTTTACATTACCAGAAGCCGCTAAGTGGTTTACGTTAGCATTACCATCAACTACAACATTCGTCAAGTTACCAAGAGTATGGATATTGGGCTGAGAATTAGAAGTCTCACCAAATACACCAGTGAAGTACGAGTTTGCAGTTACGGTGTTAGCTATAACTTTGTGGGTAACGTTAATATTACCAGTTAAGTCAATGTTACCATTGTTCTTATTGTAAATTAGGTTAGCATCGGAAGTAGCAGCACCGTTATCGATATAAACAATACCGGTCTCTGTACCTGAAATTTCAACTGTACCACTGAATGTACCATTGAACTGACCATTAAAGTTATCAGCAGTAATGCCACCGACAACCGTTACATCTTGTTCGACACGAAGATTACCAGTTACAGTGTTACCTAAAACAGTGAACTCTGCAGGATCACTACCTGCTGCTTCGACAAACGTTAAGTTTGCACTAGCAGCAAAGTTATCACCCATGTTAAACTGGATCTGCGTATTAGAACCAGCTGCTTCTTGCATGTCCCACGGATCACCGTTTGCATATAGCAAATGGTCAGTTTTAACATTAGCGGCAGCTAAGTTACCGGTAAGCGTTACGTTACTAGTAGTAATATCACCGTTTGCTAAAATAATATTCGCGGGATTTTCACCTACCGAGAAACCACCGACTGAGTTAAATGTTCTAATTGCCATTTCTGTTTTCCTTATGCTTTATAGCTAGTTATCATTATCTTGTAGTTGACCAAACGGTTTGGTATTGGGTTCACTGTCAACACTACGTTACCTGAATCATATACAACTTTAAAATCACCTACACCTGGACTAGACTGCGGTACATCAATTGTACCATATTCGAAATAGCCAACTTCATTACCTAAGACGCCTGCAAAGAGTTTACTCGTTTGTCTTGTATTTGCAATAGTGTCTGAAGCGATGATGGTATAGTCTATTGAGCAGATAGAGTCTGCTAATGTTCTATGTAGATTTTGATTTGGTGCGTCTGAGACCGTAGTCGCAAGTAACACACTAGTTGTACAGAATTGATTTTCTTCAGAAGAACCTATAGTTATTGTATTTGCTGTTAGTTCACCTGAGACAGTAACTTTAGAAATTGCAGTGTCAATCGTCAATAGACCTGTTCCGTTGATTCTACCGTTATCATTGTATAATACATGAGAGTTATATCCAGGAGCAATGATGCCACCTGATGATACATTACCAACCAAATCACCTACAAAATTCTGTGCAATGCAAGTACCAGCGACACTAATGTTAGCACTAACGTCTATGTTAGTTACTGCAATGTGTTGCGTGGTAACGTTGCCGGTGAAGTCAATCACCTGCACCGGTGGGATGCTTACGCTATAACCACCTACCGAATTTAATGGATCTGCTGCCATGTATGTCCCAAATATTTAACTGTATCTATTATTTATCATAATTCAATAATAGCACTTGACAGCCATAAAAAAGAGCACCGAAGTGCTCTTGTTTTATCTTCTAGTCTTACGACTTTCAGCTACTTTAGTACCACCTGAACTCATCCACATGTCTTTCAACTGTGCTTTAACAGCGGGTGCTCCAGTAGACGCTCCTGCTTCTCTCCATGAATCCCATAGTGTTTTTAGTTCCATAGCCATCTGAGATGGTGCGGGCTTAGTTCCTGCTTGACCTTGCATTGCGCCAGACATACCTCCCTGAGATGAGCCTGCTTGAGCACTGTTTGCCTGTCCAGATTGACCGGCTGAAGCAATGCTATCAGGAGTTACTGAGTCATCAGTTGGAATCTTCAAATCATTGAAAACTTGGTCAATTAATGGTCTGCGCACACCCATCGCTAACAAGAACTCAATCACATCTTTAGTGTCGGCATTTCCTTTAGTGACGTTATCACCAAAGTTTTTTCTCCACCATAGATTTAACTTGTCATATGTGATTTTGTTAGTTGCTGAATCCCAGCCTTTTTTCGCAGTATCTTTGATTGAATCCCAGATACCTTCGTTAATCATCTCTTGGCGAGAGATTGCGGCAAAGATTCGTTCTACACCAGCAGGTGTCATATACAACTTAGACTGTACAGGTAGCTTCATGCTTTCTTGTAATTGCCAAGTTCTAATGATTCTATCTGAGTTGAAAGATTCTGCTAACGCTTTATTCGCATTTTGTGCCTTCCAGTCAAGAGCTTTCTGTGCATCCTCAGGGCTAATCAAGAAACGCATTTTTACACCGTTCTCTTTAGCATCAAGTACTTTCTTCAAGTATTCATCGCTCATGTTTGCGCCGTAAGGTGCAGCAGTCGAAGTCTGTCCTGCATCAGCATAGTTCTGCCAATTGTCACCTTGTGCAGGGTTAGTTGGTTGCGGGCTTGATGTTGGGGTAGCTTGTGTCGGGGCACTAGACTGAGCAGAACTAGCTGCTTTATCACCGTAAGTGTCACCGTTATAACTATTCCAAACTGAACCAGAGTTATCACCACCTGGTGGCAGATTAATCTCCATACCAGGCTGAATAGGCTTAGAGAAATCAATCTGTGGATTCAATCCTCTGATATCTTCAACTGATACGCCGTTAGCTTGAGCTATGTAACCAATTTGGTCACCGCGTTGAATTGTGTACTTTGACATTGCATTAGGATCAGCTTCACCTGCATCTTGTTCTGCATCGGACGCAGTATCAGTTGAATTAGGAGTTGTGTCACTAGCGGCGTTGTCAGTTGCATCAGCAGATGATGCAGCATTAGGATCAAAATCATTAATGTCTTGTGCTTGGTTAACTTCGCTTGGCTGATTTGGGAAGTCAGAAGTATCTGAGCCTCCTCCGCCTGCATCTCCGCCTAGCTGTGATGCTAGATGACTTGCACCGTAAGCCATTGCGCCAGTTTTGAAGCCTTTCCATAGAGCGGAACTTGCACGGTCACCTTGCAATAATCTGTCTAGTGTTCTGATACCTGCTAGAATTGCAGCGCCGCCTAGTCCCCAGCCACTGATACCGGCTAAGATGACGAAACCTGCATAGATTGCGCCCTGCATCTTTGGATACTTGTGTGCAAACTCTTTGTAAGCGTTAAGTGCTTTACCAATCTTACCGTCGTCTCCGCCGGCAGCTTTAAGTAAATCACGTTGAATGTTATCGACCGCAACATCAAAACCACTTACTGGTCCGCTGAGTGCAATCTTAGTTTTAAAGTCTTCCCAAGCAGCATTGATTTTTGAACCAACATCTGCTGTTTTTCCTAGTAACGTTCTGTTACCACCGTTATCACTACCGTCAGCACCCACGTTCTTACCACTCATCGCACCTTGTGCAACTGCTTTAAAGATAGCGTCAATTTGTTCTTGTGAGATTTTTGATTCGGTAAGAGCTGGTCCCATGTTGTACCATGTCATGTACAATTGTCTATATTCAGCTCCCTGAATGTTTTCTATCATAGCTTGATGGTTAGTGCGTCCTGTGACAATGTCCATCAACTTTTTCATTTCATTTGAGTTCATACAAATCCTCGATATAGTATATTTATCAAGCCGAAAAAAAAGGTACACGAATGTACCTTTTTAGAATCATGTTACTGATTAATAGTCAGAGTTGAAACCTGTGCCACTTAGTTGTGCATCATATACAGTGACGTTCCAGCCAGTTGAATCTTCAATTGCAGTTGATAGTGCGCTGATTGTATTATAATCAAAGTCACCTGCACCTGGTGTAGTGTTCATTGATAGTGCAAACGTAGTCAATTGTCCGTTTGGAATACCGATGATGTGCATTTCTGCAACTTGTTGCAATGCAGCAATCAACTTTTGAAAGTTGCTACCGACTGTAGCAAAATCTGTTTCTACGTCAACGTTTGCGTCAACGTGAACCCAGAAGAACTCACGACCTTGAATTGTTGATGTTGGTAATGTAACACCGTGTGCTTTGTTAGTATATGCCATTTTTGTTTTCCTTTAATGTTTACATCATTTGATGTATGATAATATTTATCTCCACAAATAGAAAAGCACTCAAAAGAGTGCTTTTTACATCGTTGGTTGAATGATTAATCGTAGTTTAAACCGTTGCCGTTTAAGTTAGCGTTCCATGCCCATGCACCACTTGCGCCTGAACTTTCACGAATTACTCGTGACAATGGACTATTTTCACCACCGTCACCGACTGATTGACCATCATCGTATGGTAACGTGTCATTGGATAATATTGCGGTGAACAATTGTCCACTAGGTTGACCTAATGCGTAAATTTCAGCAATTTGCTGGATACCTTGAACTGCTTTTTGATACAATGAATCAATTTGGTCAAAGTTTGTCGCAACGTCTGTACCCATATCAACTACAACATAAGCTAGTTTACGTGTTGCAAAGGTTGTTTGTGGGGTAGTGATACCGTGTGCTTTTGGTGTGTATGCCATTTTAATTTCCTAATAGGTTGTCTTCATATAGAAGCACATACTATATTTATTCACAGCCACAAAAAAGCACTCCGAAGAGTGCTTCTTTGTTCCTTCCTGTAACACACACCTGAGCGTGTGCTTCCCGAACAGAGGATTCCGATTTATTGGAATGTCAATGTACCGATACCGATTTCACCCAAGTAATCAGCAGCATTACCGAAAGATGATGCTGTGTTAGTCAATTCGATGTAACCATAACGTGTCATAAATGATACGACTGGTTCGAATGTTGATGGATCTAGAACAACGCCAGAAGACATCAATGGGATGTATGGGCAATAGAATGCCGCTGCATCAGTTTCGCTTGAACCCTTGTAACCAACCAATACTGGTGTGTCATCTTGAGCATAGCTGTTTACGAACACACGCATAGCGCCGTTCAATGTACCAACGAACTTAGTGTTTGTTGGAGCTTCGAAAGTACCTTCTGTTGTACGAGCAAATGCAGAAGTAGTTGCAGATTGCAATACTGTCAATGCAGCTGGAGAAACAACAGCCCAGTTACCTGCGCCACGACGAGTGCGTTGAGCAATCAAGTTAGCAACACGGTTGATAAGAACGGCCAAAGCAGCGTGCTCATCACCAACGAAAGTAGCTGTACCAGATACTTGTGATTGGTTGTATGTGTACTCTTGAGTTGCCAATGTGTGCAATGACAATAAGATTTCTTGGTCGATTTCAGCAGTAATTTCTTGTGCCAAAGCTGCCATGATTTCTGCTTCAACGTCAATACCATGTTGAGACTGTGCATCTTGCGCAGCTTCAAATGTCCAACGTGCTTGCAACTTACGTGACTTAGCTTCAACAGCTTGACGCAAGATTTGTACGCTGATTTGCTTACCGCCGTTACCTTCTAGAGTAGAAGTAGAAGCACCACGGTAGCTGTTAGCAACCGATGCGTCATTCTTAACTGTAGAATATGCTTGAGCGATTTTGAATGGTGACAATGCTTCTTCGCCAGCTGTAACAGAAGTTTGAGCTGATGATTGGTCGTCAAGACCTTGAGCATAACGAACACGCAATGTGTGGATTTGACCAACTGGACCTGTCATTGGCTGAACGCCTACCAACTCGTTAGCGATAACTGTTGGCATTACACGACGGATAACTGGAAGAATAACACGGTTAAGTGTTGCTACATTACCAGCTGTAGTTGTGCCTGCTGCCGATTCTGACAACAATGCTTTCTTGGTGTTTTCCAAGATGACACCCATAGTTGAGCGGCGAGTACCTTTTAAACCTTCGAGCAGGGTATCTTTGGTCTCGTCCCAACGGCTTTCTAATAGAACTTGTGACATTTTAATAATCTCCTAATTTTTATGTCTTTTTATAGCCCTGCCAAACGTCTAATGTCGATAACGTTATCACGTCCTTCGGCTTCAACTTGTTTGATGGCAGTTTTATCCCCAGTTACTTCTTTAACTGATTCAGAAATCATAGACTTTCCAGCCTTCTTTTCTGAGCTAGTGTTGAGCACTGCTGGTAGATACTTATCGAAAGCGGACTGCAATTTTGCAGTTTGTACGCTTTCTAGTAAGTTACGCATTACAGTTGCTTTTTCCTCATTTAGAGTACCTAGCAACTCATCCATAGCTTTTGTACGGCTATTAGATTCTTTGATAATACGAACTTCACGTTCTTTGCTTTCGACTAATTTCTTAGCTTGAGCGATTTGTTTTGAAGACTCAGCTAATTGCTGTTCTTTTTGAGCTAATGCAGACATTAGCTTTCTAGTCTCGGCTTTCTCATTCAAGTGAGTAGCAGAGAATTCGGTTGCGAATGATTCGAAAATACGGCGACCAAAATCGTTTGCACGGGCAGTCTGGATATCTTCTTTCAATTGAGTCAATTCACCCTTTAGATGTGATGTAACAGCTTCGTTCACACGTTTAGCAGATTCAGCAACAAATTTTGCCTTCAATGCTTCTAGTTGTGAGCGACCTTCTGCAACTAACTTGACCTTAGCTTCAACAACAGCTTGTTTGTCTTGTGAGAATTCTTTGATTTCACGTGCTAGAGCAGAAACAACGAATTGTTCCAACTTTTGCTGACTTTCTAACTGTAGCTTGCGCTCTGAGCGCAATTCTTTGATTTCTTCTGATAAGTGCTTTACCATGAAATCATTGAACTTGCTTACGTTTTCACGCAATTTTACTTGCGCTTTAACACGGTCTTCATTCATTGCTTGTCTTTCAGAGTTGAATTCTTGAATTTCAACTGATAGACCTTCTGATACCATTTTATCTAGGGCGTCGACCATAACTGATTTATCATGCTCGTAACGTTGTGCAAATTCATCACGTAGTTCAGCACGAACTTGTTCTCTAGCTTCATTCAACTTAGATTCCCATGCTTCGTTCAAAGCAGAAGAAGTTTCTTCGTTGATAAGTCCAGATTCAAGTAATGGTTTGATAGCATCTAACATGCTTAATCCCCTTTATTTAATTTTGAGATCCTTGATGAGGCGAGTTACTTCCTCTTGTAGGTATCTCTGTACTTTTCTGTCTGATTGTGCTTCTTTTGCAATATCAAGCATCTTATGACCATGACGCATATTCATCATGCCTTCATAAATTGCTTTTGGATACGCATTAGGAGCGCTAGGTTGAGCGACAATATCAACCGTGACTATTTCAAAGTCACTAACTCTGCCGTCTAAGTCATTCACGTTACCGCTACCACGACTTGAAACGCCTAACTTAACACCACTCTCCAACATAGTAGACACTAACTGTCCCATTGGAGTTGGTAAAATCTTTAGCTTGCCGAATCCATTAGGACCGTCCATCCACATTTGAGTAATCATATGAGATACACGATCCAAGTTGATTTTTAAATCATCTGGATGGTCAACTTCGCCTAGTACTGAATAGCCTGTTTTGATTTGTTCGTTGAGAGTATTGACGGCGTTATCAATTTCGGAAACAGGGTAAACACGCTCATTTGCGTTTTTTACCCCGCCCTGGATGAAGATGCCCTTCATATAAAGGGACTTCTTACTACCGTCACCTTCACTTTCAACAATGATATTAGCATTATCGAATGTTAGGTTTTCTCTGAGATACAAAGCCATTTCTCAGGTATCCTTACTTAACAATCTTCTTGACAGTCTTGCGTGACTCGCCAACGATTGATTTTGTGTTTACACCGTCATCACCAAACTTTGCTTTTGGAGCTGCTGTTGGATCAACGTTCTTATTGCCTGGAGCATTCTTGAATGTGCCTGCGCCCTTCAAGTCTTTAGTAGCTGGGTTTAACAAACCACCCTGTGTGCCGCCTTTAGTTGACTCACCTGATGTGAAGTTAACAGCTTTAGCACCGTTGCCGCCTACTTTAGGTCCGCCACTTACTGTGCTCTTTGTTTGAACGCCATTGTCACCGTGTGTAACAGAAACTTTCTGCAATTGAACAGCTTCCATCATTTCGTCAGACATACCTTCTTCTTCACCGCCGAAGTCTTCTTCGCCGCCCATTTCTTCTTCGCCACCGAAATCTTCAGTGTCGCCGCCTTCTTGACCCATAAGTTCTTCGAACTCAGCCATCAATTCGTCTAACTTGTCTTCCAAGTCAACTACGCGGTCTTCTAATTCTTCTTCTCCGCCTAAGCCTTCGTCATCGCCTAGACCGTCTTCACCGTCTACTTCGATATCAGCAAATTCGTCTTCGTCTTCGCCTAGACCTTCTTCTTCAGCAGAAATTTCATCCATCAAGCCACCGACTTGGTCAGCGCCTTCAAGCTCGTAACCTTCTTCAACTGTTTCTTCTTCAGTTTCTTCAGATTCGTCCATCATTGATTCATAGATTTCGCGGCTTTTTTCAACTACGATATCATGGAACAATGCTTTAGCTTGTTCTTCGTTCTCATTGATAATCATATCAATAAGTTGTTCAAATTTTTTATTATCCATTGTTTGTTTCTCCTAGTAATGGCTTTGTAGAATTATTTAGTGGCTATCAAAAAAAATAGCACAATAAGTGCTATTTTTTTGCGTTTTCGCCAAAGATACGCTTTTACATCGATGGTTGTTCAGTCGGTGTCTCGTATTGCTTACGAATTTTCTTCAAATTCTCTGATTTTTCAAAGTTTCTAACATCATTCATCTTACGTAATTTACGAATCTGACGTAATGTTAATTTGGTTTTACGTGTTTCTTTCCACTTCAAACGAGTGTTATCTTTCTCGGCTTCTTGATAGCCGGGAACAACTGGATCGAACATTTCAAATAACTTCATACTATTATTTATCTTTATGCAATAGGGGGAACACCGCCCATGTCACCTGCTGGCATCGATTCAGGTCCGCCTACTGCCGGTCCACCTTCTGGTGGCATCTGATCCATGCCTTCTTCGTCACCCATAGCTTCGGCATTTTCTAAGTCACTATCGATATCACCTGGACTAATGCCGATGCTACGCAAATCACTGCCAGTAGTACCGTCATCATTAGGTTTGTCCTTTTCTTCGTGCCATAGTTTGCTGTTTTCTTCGATTTCTTCTTCAGTTAATCCCAAGAAACGTTGCATTGCAAAACGTTTTGCAATGTACGGGAAAGCTTCCATTGTTTGGAATACTGATACACGTGCATTGTCTAGTTCTGATTGACGATATGCAGCAAAGTTTTGAGGTGCGTTAAACTTAATGTCAAACAAACCACCGTCAATACTAAAGCCTCTCCAGCGTAAGAATAATTTGAATTCTTCGTTCAATTTTTGACAAACGTACTTTTGTAAACGTTCGCAATACTGATTGAATCGGAATTCTTGAATCATTGCTGTTCCAACTCTTCCGTCGCTGAGGGGAGCAGGATTATCCTCAGGGCCTTGTGGCAAGTAGCTTGCCGGTACACGTAAACCACGTGCAAGTCTGTTGTTAAAATAACGTAAGTCATCAATCTCGCCTAGATTCGAGCCGCCTGCTAATGTAGTTACATCACTACCGCGACCATCAGCCGTCACTGGGAAGAAGTAATCTTCGTTCATTGACAATGGGTTGTACGTGGCATCAAACATTGATTGACCACCTTGAGTACTAGGGATTCTACGTTGATGAATCTCGTTCTTAATGCGGTCAACGAATGCCATAGCCATATGACTTGGCATGTTACCTACGTCAATCTTGAAAACTCTACGTTCCGGAGCACGAGATATACGATAGATTAGAATTGCGTCTTCTAATAGTTCTTTTTGCTTGTATACTTTAAAAATGTTTTCAAGTACTGACTGACCAAACGGCCAGTATCTGTCTAACCCTTCGGTTAAACTCAGATGTACAACGTGTTTAGCATCGATTGCCGCTTCACTGATGCCCAATTGAAATCTACTTCCAGATGTACTAGGAGTATTTGGCATTGTGTAGTTAGAGGGTGCAGTGAATCCACCAGTGCCTGACGGTGTGTTGAAGTCGGTAGACATCTTTTCTGCTACACTCAAATTCTGTAAGTTAGGATTGATATCTTTGATTACATATTGTTCAGGTAGCTTGCCTTCTGATTCATTGACAATAACTTTAGTAACTTTGGTCATATCGACCCAGTATAGCTTAAAGTTTTCAGGATCACGAATGAACACTTGGTCGCCGTACTTCAATGAGTTACGGAAGATTTTGAATACACGAGTGTCAAACTCATTCAATTTGCACCACTGTTGCAATTGCTTTTTCAACAATTCTACTTCATGAGGAGTAGGATCTTCGTGGAAAGTAATCTCAAATGGTGTGTTGTTTTGTTCGTTTTTCTGAGTACTGAACTCAGCAATGATGTCCAAACATGCATTAATTTCTGCATCAACATCCATCATTTCATATTGATTATATCTCTCAATACGGTTAGGGTGACCTGTATAAATTTCAGGTAAGCGACTTTGGTAGTTCTTGTACCCGAAGTCAGCATTGCTCCACTGCCCGTCTTGTGAGGCAGGACTGTTCCAAGCGCCTCGGTTGCTATTATTACCAGAGATTGGACTTAGTGCCCCTGTTGTGTTAGGAGCGGAGAATCGTTTCTTATAAGACATGTGTATATTTATCGTTTAATTGCGAGCGTGACTTAATATCTTGTCTTGTGTGCTGTTTGACTTACGTAGATATTCAATCATGGTATCCATTTTCTCACCCAAGATATCGATTAACACTCTCATTTCGGTGCCAGCAGCGGCTGAAGATTTGTTACTAGTCATTCCGCCGGTGACGTGTTCGAGTGACTGTTTGGTAATGCTTTGCAATGAATCAAGTGACGATGCGTCCGGCATAGGGAGTACCAGTTCTTTGCCATGAAGCATTGCAGGATACCCTGAAGTAGGACCAGATACAAGTCCGCCACTTGCAAGAGACACGGTTGATAGTGCGCCGGATACTTCGTCACGAGAAGTACCGTGCTTATTAGAACCCACACCTGCATAATGACTTTTGCCAGAACTTGATGGTAATCCCGCCCACTCTTTGGCGATATTGTCCATGAACTGCTCTTTAGTCATGCCGCCTTGCAAGTAAGAGTTTAATCCTCTGCGCTTTAATAAAGCAACAGCAATTTTATCTTGTGTTGCAGCATCGAATTTATCTGCCTCAGAGACCCCTGCTTCTTTAAGAACACTTCTCAATGTTCCTGAAATGACTTGATACTTTCCTACTGCTGATGATTCGAAACCATTCCCTTTATGCATACCCTTTTGAAATTCCATGACTTGAGCAATAGTCATGTTAGTTAAATCAGCAGTTTTACCTCCAACTAATTTATTGTAGTCTCCGCCACTTTCAACTTTACCAATCAAATCTAGAATACCCTTAGTGCCTGTTGGGGTGGCTCCGCCGCCTCCGCCACTTGAGCCGCCGCCTCCGCCACTTGAGCCGCCGCCTGACGGTACAGGAGCTCTTTTAATTTTAGAACCAGTTGTGTTCTCGACCCAATCTAAGAAAGAGTCTAGTGAGGATGTGAATGTATTCACTGCTTTAGAAGCACCTGGCAATGCATTCATAGCAAACTCATTAATTCTTCGACTAATACTTTCCATGTTCTTAGCAGCTTGTGTAGCTTGCTTAGTTTGGTCGTCTGTTGCTTTTCCTAACTTGTCTTGAGACTTAGCTGCTTCTTTCACATCTGCTCGTAAGTTACCGTTTTGAATGCCCAAGACAGTCGAATATTCTGCAAGGGGATTTCTACCGCCGGTTTCTTTGTTGATGTTGCCAAACATTGCTATATTGTCTTTTTGTGCTTGGTCGAGATTCTTAGCCCGTGTTTCTAAGTACTCAAGAGCTTCCCCTACATCCTTGAACTTTCCAGTCTCTAATCCTTTGGTTATTGTTTCAAACAAATTAGGACCAAAAGTCAACATGTACTTTTGATAGTCTTTGTTTGAGTACTTCATGTCACTCAATGAGGCAACAAATGCGTTGGTTAACTCGGGGTCACCTATCTTCTCTAATGCAGTCTTGAAGTCACTAACTTTTTGAGCGTTTTCTCCGTTACCTTTAGCAACCTGTTGCTCATAGTATGAACGATATCGGACATCTTTTAATAATGCCTCTCTTTGTTTTTCTATGTCTGCACGATTAAGGCCAGTTATGCGGGTCATCTTATCTAGTTCTAAGATATACGCCTGCGAACCCTGAATCAATTCTTGGTCTGACTTGCCCTTAATACGACCTAATGTCATTTCACGCTTTAAGAATAATGCAGTGCCTTCAGCAATATCATCTGCGCTCATGCCCAAGTTTCTTAACTGGTCTCCTAAATAGTTGTATTGCTTACCATATCTAGAACCAGTGTTTGTCATTGCACCCACTACTGTTGCGAATTTTTCGGCGCCTGCGCCTACTGTTCCGCCAAGTGTTGACAGCATTGTTGCATTAGCTTTGACGGCCTTAACATAGCCGTCCATGCTTAAACCACTTTCAAGGTATTGGTTCTGCAACCCCTTCATTCCGTCAGCAGTTAATCCACCCACAGATGAAAGGTCTTGGAACGATTTCAATACCTTACCCAATTGGTCTAATACAAATTTACTTGCTTCAGCCGATGCCTTGACGCCGGCAGCAATCGCTTTACCTGCGAATGGAATAGCTTCAGCCATGCCCGCAAGAGCGCCTGACACAATATCAATAATAGGAGTTAATGCGTTGAAGCTAGTATCTCCCTTACCAACACTAAGCAACATTTTACCCATACCCGCACCAAGATTTACAACCATGTCTTTCATGGTTTTGTCTAAGTTATCTAATGCTTCTTGTTGTTTTTGCTGTGCGTCTGCTGAATCTTTGACGTTTCTGATTTGTCTTCTTTGTTCAAAGTTTAGCTTTGTGTTAGTATCGATAAGCATCTCAGTACCAACTTGAATATAACCCATGCTCTTTAGCTGGTCATTATATAGTTGTGTGCGCTTATCTTCGACTTTTCGCTGGTCTTGCATTTGCTCAAGCAATAGCTGTCTAGCGTATTCTTCAGCTTTTTTAGACCGTTTTTCGTCTTCGTCGGCTGACTTTTTGTATGCGTCAAACGACTTTAATTTTTTCTCAGCATTGTACACTGTGCGAGACAGTGCTTCAATCTGTTTACTTGCCTCGTCAATGGAAATGTCTGCGGTGTTGTTAATCTTCTTACTGAAGTTATCAACCGCTTCGGAAGCTCTGCCGAGGGCTTCGTTCGTCTGCGCTACTTTTTCCGGGTCTAGATTATTTTCATCCATTTTTTAGCCAATAAATATAATGTATTTATCTATACGAAAATCACCAAAACAGAGGTTAACATGAATCAGAGCAATCCACTAAAGCAATATTTCCGTCGTCCAGTCTTGTACGTCAAACTACCCAGCGGGGGTAACGGTTATCCAATGGGCACACTAGATATGCCAGCTAACAGTGAGCTTCCTGTGTACCCGATGACCGCTATTGATGAAATCACTAGCAAGACGCCAGATGCGTTATTCAACGGGACCGCAGTAGTTGAGATTATCAAGTCTTGTGTTCCTAGCATCAAAGACCCTTGGGCTATGCCAAGTGTAGACTTAGACGCAGTGTTAATTGCTATCAAGTCTGCATCCAGTGACGGTGAAATGGACGTAGAAACCATATGTCCTAAGTGCGGTGATACTGCAAAATACGATGTTAACTTGAGTATGCTACTTCGCAACATCTCTGCTGAAGGATTCAATAAAGAACTCAATGTAGGTGACTTGATGTTCAAGTTCAAACCATTAACTTATGCACAAGTTAACCAAACAAACACAGTTCAGTTTGAGTTACAACGTAAGTTGAACAACATTCGTGAGTTGGAAGATGAAGATGAACGTAATGAGGAAACTGGAAAAATTCTAGCAGTAGTGAATGATATGGCACTTAACTCATTGATTGACACTATCGAATACATCAAAACACCGGAAGTTATGGTTACTGAACGTGAGTTTATCACTGAGTTTTTACGTAATTGTGATAGAAATATCTACAATAAAATCAAAGAACTTAACATCAAAGTAAGAAATGATTCAGAGATGAAGCCTATTCACATTCAATGTAATGCATGTACTCACGAATATGACCAACCACTAAACTTGAATTTCTCTGATTTTTTCGTCTAACGCTTCTTCGCCTGGATCCGGAACAGGTGATGAAGCTAGTAGAACAATTAGAAAAAGATTGCCGGACTATAAAAACCACGGCTGTTAAACATGTGTGGTTTATGAGAGGTGGTGTATCCTATGAAGATATGATGAACATGTCACCCGCAGAAAGATTAGCCATAAGTCAACTAATCGAAGAAAACTTAGAAACTACAAAAAGAACTAATTTGCCGTTCTTCTAATCAACGGACATAACCCTATGGTATGTCATTTATTCTAAGTTACTATTACTGTTTCTCTTTAAAGATGAACTTCGTTCATCTAATTCTTCGCTATCGCTCAGAATTACGCTGTCTAATTTTTATTTCAAGATATTAACGGACATCTCATTCTTAATCTTATAATACTTACGGGGAATACATTGCCGCTTAGAAGCCATGGTAGTGCTGAATCAGCACCACCATTGGAAAAAACTTGCCATGCCCGTCGTCCTTTGTTATCTATTCCCGTGATATCAACTCTTTTGTGTTATATCACGCCACCGGTTCCTCTGTAGGGTTTATGGACTGTAGTTGAACTTACGCACATTGTTTTTTGGTGCTTGGGTTCAGAAACGCATGTCGTATAGCATCAAGATAAAGTAGCTATACGCTCATTGAAGGTTCGCTTTGACGAGAGCCTTCTCGGTGTTCCATGTTATTACTAACATGCATACTCCAGAATCTGACGGCTTGTAACTTTCAAAGCAATCTCAAGGAGGACTCACAACTGAGCCAACAAATTTTTATATTATTTTTAAGTTTCGGTTGTTTGTTTTGACGTGGTGTCTGATGTTGTACAAGAATAGGTTTTGACTAAATCTGTATTTGTTTTGAAGAAGTTAGAGTGTTCCATGATAATCCAGTCACCCCATTTAGGGCTACTATAGAATAAGCAGTTGTCTGCCTTCCATGTTAGTTTACCTTGAACTGCAACGTATTGACCTTTGCGATTGAACTTCATAAACAGAATGTTTAAATCACCTTCGTCTTCTACGTCAAGCAGTTGTTCTAACCACGAATCAAGTTGTTTACACTCACCCGTAAGAGTTAAGTGCCACGGAAAGTCA